CTTTATAAAGGGGAGAATACAATGAACATCAAGATGTCATCAGAAGAAACTTGTGAGTATTGTAAATGTCTTTTATCTGATTGGTTGTTTTGGAGACTGAATGGAAAGAAGTATTGTTCAGAGTCTTGTGCAGAATGTGATAAATAATAAAAGGGCGGTGGTTTTATGTTTACAAGAAAACAAGTAATCCCTTTTCGTTCATTTATGGATGGTTCATACAAAGATAAAGTACCAAAAATAAGAAAATATAATTCTGTTAGTCCATTAGCGTTTCTTCATATGTCAGATCAAATGATAAATACTTACCTTGCACTCGGAATTATGGGAACAGTTTTAATTGGGGCAGTGGTACTGGAAAAATACCTAGTGAAAAATGACCATGTATCCGCAGCTAAACTTGTAAGTGAAGGAATTTATCATGGAACACGAATAGGCGGAGTTTGTCTAATTGGTTATGTATTTATCAGGCTCGTAATTATGCTTTGAGGGGTGAACATATGGGAATTGTTCAGGAATGGCTGCATAAACAAAATTTAAAGAATCAACTTATAGAGGTATTTGGAAAAGCAGGTTTATATGTGGACCATCAAACAAGAGGTGGGAAGGTGTCGATTTATCCAAAGATACATTCCATTTCTTCCACACAAGAAAATGTTCGATATGTATTTACCATTCCGAATGGTTTGGATCCGAAGGCAATCGAAAAGAAATGGTTTTGCTTTCAGCAGATTTTAGGACGTAATGTAACAATTGAAGGAGATATAAAAAAGTTTATCCTCAATGTATTTCATTCCGATGCAGGACTACGACCATACAAATACAATTATAAGAAGTGGCAACCATTATTGAAAAAATATCGTCTTCCTGTTGTGGTAGGACGGGACCAATTTGGAAATATGATTGTGTATGACATGATTGATTCTAATACACCTCATTTACTCATAGCTGGAGAAACAGGAAGCGGGAAAAGTAGTATGGTCCGTGTTGTGCTGTCCGCACTCATTCAACACATGTCTCCTGATAAATTACACTTGTACCTGGGCGACTTAAAGAATTCTGAATTTCATTTCTTGAGAAGAGTAAAACACGTAAAAGAGGTTTGCATGGAAGAAATCGAAATGAAGATTATGCTGCAGAAAGTGTGGAAGGAAATACGCGAACGTAGAAAACTAATGGAAGAGTATGAAGTGGATCATATTGATGAATACAACAAGTTGAATCCTGGTAATCAGAAACCATATATTTTATTAGCAATCGATGAAGTTGCCATGTTGCAAGACGAAAAAGAATGTATGTCTACAGTTGAAAAAATATCAGCGGTCGGTAGGGCGTTAGGAGTCTTCATCATGCTCAGTATGCAACGTCCTGATGCAAAAGTATTAGATGGTAAGTTAAAACTCAATATGACGGTAAGAATGGGATTTAAATGTGATAGTACGATTAACAGTAATATTATGGGTACACCTGGTTCAGAACATTTAGAGCAATCGGGCCAAATGATTTTGAAATTAAATGGATTAAAGAAAGTGCAAGCTCCTTATTTAGAATTAAGCAAAGCGAAACAAATCGTTGAACCTTATCGCGTTCCGAAAGATGATATAAAGCCAGAAAATCCATCACAAGAAGAAAATCAATTATTCGGGGTGTTAGATTATGAAGAATAGAGACAAAGCGATACTGAGCGATTTGAAACGTTTCAGATGTATGTCTAGGAATGACATAATAGATTTACATTTTCATGGAGTTAAAAACGCAGTTACTTGCTGTAATACAGTCATGAAACGATTAAGGAGAGACGGCCATGTGGATGCCAATATCTCACAGCAGCCATTTATATATTTCCCTCAACCTAGCGCACTTCGAAAAACTAGCCAAAAGATTCCCCACTTCCTCGGCATTGTAGACGTATATAAACAGCTTATCCATTATGAAAAACCGAAACTATTTAAAGTGGAGCCGAAGTACGGGAAAGATTATATGGAACCTGATGTATTTGCTATTTGGAATAGATCTCCATTCTTCATCGAGGTTCAGAAGTCAGTGTACAGTAAAAAAGTTATGCAAGATAAAATTAACAGGTATGAATTATATTTTCACAGTCAGGAATGGCATAACGAATCATGGCAGCCGAAAGGATCTAAATACTTTCCATCGATCCTCATCATTACTGATAAGCAGTATGATATTAATTCTTCTAATTTACGAATCTTTCAAGCTTCTTCAATTAGTAATTTTATGGATAGTCTTGCCACGAAAATATAGTAACTCTTCCCTACCTAAACAGCACGCCCAGTTGTACGGTAGAAGCTGGGAAGAGTTACAGGGGTAACAGGCAATATATATTATGTAATCACATAGGAATATAGAATAAAAAGCCTTGTGTTAGGCTTTTTTCTTTGTTGTATAAACATATTAGTAACATTAAATAGATATTAAATTAACAATACGTTAACGTTAATATTAACGTATTCGAAACGTTTTAATAATAAAAAATAAACCCTACAAAATGTAGAGTTTATAGTAATCCTCTCTTTTCAAAGAAGTCACGGAAAATTCTATTAGCAAGTTCTGATTGCGCCCCGCGTTGAGGCTTCTTACCTAATACCTTTTGGAAGGCTTGTCTTACATCTTTATCTAAATGGAATCCAACTACTTTCTTTTCTTGTTCCACTTTCAAAAAATCTAATATGTCATCTTGCTTCGTATCTTCTGGTGATGGATCTTTAGGTATATTGGGATCAGGGTCAGAATGTCCAGGTGTATTTCCTGTAGGTGCTTCAGTCACCTTAGTATCAGTAGGAATATCTTCTGGATTTTCTGGTGGGGTATTATCTCCCTTTTTTTCTAATGTTTCATTAACGTTAACATTAACATTATCTTTATGTTCCTGTAATGTTTCGATATTGTTATTTTTATGTTGTTCTTCTTTTGTTTCTTCAGTCGTCCTAACTGCGCTATCGCCAAACAAATCAGCTATATTGCGGTTGCTCATGTTCATTCAGCTCCTTAAATAAACTCTTGTAGTAAAATGCGAATTCAGTATCTTTTTTAGCTAAAGTAAGAGGTAATTTGTTATATGCTATTGAGTTCGCGAATGAAATACTTCTCGGGATATTAGCATTAAAGAAATGAACGTTTTCTTTATCACAGAATTGTCTCGCTTGTTTAATTGCTTCTGTATGTAGCTTCGTATTTTTTTGAACAAGCGTAGCAACTACTCCAGCGATATCTAAATTCTGGTTGTGTTTTTGTTTAAATTGATTAATTACGTCGATGATCTTGATTAACGAACGTACGCTATATTGTTCGGGTTGGAAAGGAATGATAATTCTGTCCGTGCAGCAAATTACATTACTTTGGATTAAACCTGAACTTGGCGGACTATCGAATAGAATTACATCGTATTCATCTTCAACAGACATTAAAGCTACCTTTAGAAGTAAAAATGGATTTATGTATTTATCTAAGTTAGGTAGTATGTCGAAATCTAAGAAACTCATCATTTCGTTTGAAGGAAGAATATCGATATTTTTATAGACGTTTACAATAGCTTCACTAGCAGGCGCGAAGTTAACTAAAACATCATGCAATGTTGTCCGATACTTGTCCGGATTCTTACCGAAAGAAAGAAGAGAGTTACCTTGTTGGTCGGCATCTACGATTAATACTCGTTTCCCTTGCTTCGCATAAAGACCGGCCAAGTTCACTGTCATTGAAGACTTTAAAACACCGCCTTTATTCTGCACAAAAGCTAATTTATAAGCCATTTAGGCACCTCCGTTATTTTTACGTTAATTTAATGTTAACGTTAATATTAACGTAATGTAATTTATACGTTATTTTTATGTAGTTGTAATGATAACAAAATGAAAACATATCATTTTGTTTTTGTCAATTTAACATATTGCATATCAATTCTGTAACAACAAGTGTTTACCTGCTATTAAAATAAAAAAAGACAAGCGCTAGGCTTGTCGTCTGTCCTTGTAAGTATATGAATCTTGCGTTACAATAATTGTAGAAAAAACGGAATAAAAGACGAAAGGACCCATTCTCTCCCCGACCAAAGTTTGAGAATGGATCCTCCAAATAGTTACACAAGAATTGTTCGATTATCTTAAGTCTTGGTGTCTGTTAGCAAAAGCTACACAGAACAAACTTAATGTCTGTCTTTATAATATCAAAAAGAGACAGACAGGTAAAGTATAAAAGTTTCTTGTGTAGCTTCCTTTTATTTGTATAAGGAGGCTATTTTGTATGTCAGTGGCAATTCGGAAGCCGCAAGAGGAAACATTCATTGATTCCTGGTATGAATGTTACTTATCAGAACGAAAGAAATCAGGATATGTTGTTACGATTGATTTAAGTAACGAGCAACATAAACAAATTTGGTATGGGTTACGTGATTTGAAGCATTTGTTAAAAGCGTCAGAACGCGGCCTAAAAGATGTCTATCTATCTCTTAATGCATTTGAACACGGAAGTCGTAAAACGGCTGATTTGAAGCAAATAAGAAACATAGGCGTAGACTTGGACTTTTATAAAATAGGACTCTCAAAAGAGTATGTAATAAAACAACTACATGATTTCGTATTTAGTGGATCATTACCGTGCCCAAATATCATTATGAATGGTCGAGGGGTGCAGTTAGTTTATAGCATAAGTGGTGGTGCTGCTCCACAAATGGCTTATTTAACTCAATACATAACAAATCACTTTGTAAAAATGCTTATGCCATTAGGTGCTGATGGTTCGTGTTCGGATTTATCACGAGTATTCCGTTTGCCGTATAGCACTCATGGTAAAACCGGACAACAAATTACAGTGGATTTATGGACGGAAAGAGAGTATTCATTACAAGAACTATATGAATATGTACCACCACTAGAGAAAAAGCGTAAGACGAAGCGTAAAGGCACTCTGACGACGTTACCAGCACGTAAAGGGGTAATGGACCTCTATAGTTTAAATACGAAGCGTAAAGCTGATTTAGAAATGATTGTGGAGCTTAGAAATGGCGTAATAGAGAATCGTAACGATTTAACATACATTTATTCATTTACGACGGCTTTAATTGTTAAGAATCAAGCAGCGACGTTAGAAATGACGTTCCAATTAAATACAAAACTTGCTGATCCGCAACCGAAGAAAGAAGTGGAGCGTACAGCAAAGAACGCATACAAAGATGCTATGATTTTCTTTGATGAATTTGCGAAGAATGATTACAAACGTGTAGGATTGCCACATAACATCGTCAAACCGATGCGAAATGACACTGTGATTCGAAAGCTTAATATCGATTTTACGCAAGATGAAAAAGAAAAAATGAGTACTTTAATCGATAAAGTAGAAAAGCAAAGACGTGACACTGAAAGAAAACGTACTAAGCGGCGTGCAGAAGGTGTTGCAACTCGTGAAGAATACTTAGCAGCTGAGAACGAAAAGAAACAGGACAAGTTATCACAATTAAAAGAAGTAATGGAAGCTAACCCCAAAGCATCTCAACGTAAAATAGCTAAGATAATGGGTGTTTCAGAATCATATGTACGTAAGTTAAAGAAGCAATTATAAAAGTGCGCACTAGTAAATCTTCTTAAACCGTATCTATATGGACTATTCTTTGTTATTTGAAAGTGCGCACTGGTATTTCTTTTTAAACCTGTATTATTTGGACTACATCTTACTTACTTTAGAAAGAAGGTTTTATATATGTTTGAAGAATTATGGAAGCCTATTTCTGGTTATGAAGGTATTTATGAAGTTTCCTCTTTAGGAAGAGTACGATCTTTAGATAGAGTTGTTGTTGATTATAGAGGTATTGAGAAATCAGTTGGTGGTAAAATATTAAAACCAGGAGTAACAAATAAAGGATACTATATTGTTAGTTTAAATTCAGTAGATAAGAGGCATACATTAACTGTTCATCGTTTGGTTGCTAATGCTTTTGTCCCTAACTTAGATAATAAGCCACAGGTAAACCATATCAATGGTATAAAAACAGACAATCGCATTTGTAATTTAGAATGGTTGACTAATGAAGAGAATATGAAACATGCAATAAATAATGGGTTGGCTAACAAAGGTGGAAGAAAAAAAGGTTCACAGAATAAGAAAATAACAATATGTAGTAAAAAAAGTAATAATGTTGTTCCAATGTCTATAGAGGAACGTAGAGAACTTGATAAAATAAGAAAAAGAGAGTCAAGACAATCTATACCAAGAGAACAATATTTAAAAGAACAAGAGGAAATAAGACAAAAAAAGGTAGATGAGCTTAAAAATATAATTCTAGATAATCCATCATTAAATAAAAAACAACTAGCAGAAAAGATGGGAGTATCAAGAAAAACAGTATATAGATTATATAAATTTTTATAATAAACCTCCTATTTAGGGGGTTTTTATTATGGTGGGGGGACGGTAGAATAGGCCTTATTGCTGGATTAGGTTTTACACATTAGATATAGTACGTGAAATTTTAAAGGTTAATTGCTTGTTTATAGAAATAATATTTTATTCTACAATTGATTAGAAGGATAAAATTTAAGGGGAATATTTTATGGCTAATAATCTTATCGAAAAAAATTGGATAGATGATTTTATTAAAACAGATGCATTTTCAGAGGCTTTAGGTATGGTTTGGCGAAATGGTTATGAAACAAATGTGTATGGGTATTGGTATTTTCAATTTACTCATAAGTCACAAACAATAGTAAAGAGGTTTGCTGATTTCTTTGGAAAAGACATCAAATCTAGGTATCGTGAAGATAAAGGGTATGTAGAATGGTACACATCTATGAAAAGTAGTCACTCGTTTATTATAAAAGCTAAAGAACTAGGTTGGACACCGATACAAGAAAAATCTAGAGCATTCCCCAAAGGTGAGTTTAATAAAGAAGTATTCGTGAAAACTTATATTTTAATGCGACACGACCTCGGTACAATGAGAGAGAAACGAAAAAACAACAAAATTTACGTTAGACCACGTTTGCGTATCCATGGATCTACAGATATCTTGGAACATTTAAATGAGTTTATGTTCGAGGAATTAGGGATTAAAAAGAAGAAGTTACAGACTGACGGTAAAATACCAAAAGCAAAAACTTTGTATTTCCAATCATATAAAGATATTGAGAGTATTTTGAAATATATAGGAGCTTCAGAGACATTAGAAACGTTGTATTCGTTTGATTTAGGTTTTCATGATGCTGAAGAATTCGAGGAGCTCTATCTACGGAAATAGGTGGGCTTTTTATATTGAGAAATAAACAAAAGACACTCTAAAGGAATATTTAACTTAAAATTCTGACATGTACAAATTTGCAAATATATGCTACATTATTCCAGTAATGATAGTTAATCGAGTGGGATTGTCAACCTACCTCTGGTAAGTTAACTAAAATCAAGCAATCTAAAACAACAATTGCTGTTGATTTTTAGTTCTTATTAGAAGGAGGTGATGCATGTGAAAGAAATGATAGGCGCTGTATTGTTGTTTTTCATGGAAAGGTACTTAATTGAACCTTTCGTTGAATATATAGAACAAAAAACGCGGAATTTATCTATTTTTACATATGTAAAAACCACTCAAGCTATGAACGTAGCTGTAGAGTGGCTAAGAGTGCTAAAAATAGTTACTTTTAGTTATGTTCCGTTCACTCGCTAATTAGCGAGTATTACATAGAACAGGGTGTCTCAACCACTCTGTTCTCTTGCAATTGTTCCTTTGTCTAATGTATATTATACACTCATTTAAAGAATTTTTCATTTTTTCTTTTTATGATGCGAAGGAGGAACTGATATGAAAATTGATTTTCTTAAACTATTTATAAAATCAACAATATTATTTGTTTTAGCGTTAATTATAGCGGATAAATTTCTAGATTATACAGGTATAAAAACGATGGTTTATGCGTTAAGTTTAGCAATAATTATTCCGTTAGTTAGTCTAGGGATAGATTATATTAAATATCATTTCACCGAAAAACACGTTTAAAAGTTAATATGACGTGTTTTTTTGATGTATAAAAATCATAATGAATAAAGAAAAGACACCCTAAGGTGCCTTCCTCCGACTTGATAACCACTTTAATTTTAATAATATGAGTGTTGGATTCTCATCCAATATCATTATATCACATTATAGAATGTTAGAAGATTGAGAAAAAATAAAAGCACTCTTTCGAGTGCCTTCAACTATTCTACTTTTAACTTAATCTCTTTACCCATCATACCGCCACGAGCTTTTAAAACTAAGCCTTGTGCGTCAGCAGGAACATCAAAAATGATTTTTCCTGTTTGAGTTAGTCCAGGGTTAAGTTGTTTTAAGAAGAAATCAGATTTACCGCCGTTACCTACATCAAAAGCCGTTTGAGCTTGTGTAGAATATTTAAATTCACGATCTTGATTATCAACTAATTTGAAGCTGTTAGCATCGACAGTGATAGCGTCTTTTTGGTTGTTAGTGATAGAGATTTCCACTACTTTAAACACACCTTGCGCTTTTTCGCTTAAGTATTGGCCACCTACTGAATCTGTTGATTCAACAGAACCTACAGCGATTTTAACTTTAGAAGATTCGCCTTCTTTAGAAAGTTCCTTTTTAGGTTCTTCTTTTTTAGGCTCAGTTTTAGCTTCTTCCTTCTTAGGTTCGTCTTTCTTTGTTTCCTGTTTTGCTTCTTGTTTTGGTTCGGTAGAAGCTGTTTTAGTTTCTTCTTTATCCTTAGTACTATTACCATAAGCTCCAAGTACTACGATAACAACGATAACCCAGAACCACCATTTTTTGTAGAACGGTTTTTTCATTATTGTTTCCTCCAGTTATGTAAAATGTAAGATTTCCGAACTTATCATAGCAAACAATTAATTCGAATATTGTCATATTTTGTCGAACGCAAATAAAAAAGAGAACCGAGTGGCTCTCTTGGTAGGATTGGTAAAATTATGTAAAATTTTACCTCTAGCAAATGGAAATGATTTCTTTTATCATGAAATCAAATCACAATATATCCTTGTTGTTTTGCAACATTTTCACGTACAATGAAACTTGTTTTGCAAAACGACCTTGCTGACGTCCATCGAGCTCCTCATAAGCTCTTTGGATATCATTGAATAGTAAACCTAGTAACGCATCTTCTTTCTTATTCTCGAAGTTAAGAAGAGCATCTGTGGAGGTGTTAAAAAACGACGCAAGTACCTTTAAACTTTCAAGATCAGGTTCATGACGATCAGTTTCCCAATTTTTGATTTGTCCGCGTGATAAACCCGTTCTTTCAGATAATTGTTCTTGCGTTAAATCGAAAGACTTTCTTAATTGTTTAATGTTTTGTCCGACTGTAGTTTTCATAGTTTGAGTATAATAATCGCCTTATCACTATACCACAATTGGTCGATAATCTGACTTTTTTAAGTGACTTAGGTATTTTTAAGGACTTGATAAATATGTATAGAACAAATGTTTGTTTAGTGGTAAAATATGCATGTGGATACTTCAAACGTCTAAATGCAAAATTGCATATTTTATTTTTAGATGATTTAAGAAACGTTGATTTAAAGCGATTTCTCAACTTTCTCAACAATTGTCTGATAACTGCACGACTGAATATTGGGAAATTTGTGGTATTATGAAAACAAATAAAATAAACGGACGTGAAAAAAGACCCACGGTGTAAGTAGTGTTGGAGCACTCTTACACTGCCCCCTAAGCCAGCTAGGGAACATTGTCGCGGATCTTGTACATACATATTATAACACACCTTAGATTGAAAGTGGCGCGTTTTCCTTTATATGTAACAAATTGGGGTTTACGTGTCTTTTGTCCACAAGGAGGACAAGCACTGTGCAAGAGGTATTAAATAAGATTTCAAATCAAATCAGTTTTCACAGAATGAGCACTCGTAAAATAGGAAAACAGATCAACACAACACATGTTACCATTTCTAATTTCCTTAATGGGAAGTCTCAAATGAGGTCTAATACTTTTGGTGAATTATTAAAAGAAGTTTTCCCCAACGATGTAACTACAAGAAGAATGTGTTGCGAAAGATATTTTTCTCAGACAGATAAACCAATCAATAAGAGGTTAGCGATGGATTATCTCGCTGTGCATGGTGAACAGGAATTATTAAAACAATTGATCGACATTGAAAAAGTATCTCATGATAAAGATAATCGTGAATGGGCTTATGTTTATGAACTAATTTACTTACGTAATAAGGGCGAATTGTCAGGGAAGAAATTACAAAAACGACTACATCAGGCAAAGAAGGAAATAAAGTTATCTACAACCGAAATGCAAATTTTATTTGAAATCTTATCGTTATTTGCAACAGCTGATAGAAGGAATTTCAAATTGCTGAATGATACTGCTGCTATCTTATTGGAAGAGGTGGATTCAATTTCAGATCCTTATTTAAAACTCTCCTTTGAATACAAAATTAAAGAATGTATGATTCAAGGACTGTTAATGTCAGGTGAAGTGGAAAAAGCAAGAACTACATGTCATGAAATTATAAACAGGGAAGAGTTACGACGACGGTTTCCGATGATCGTAGCTACTGCATATGGAACTTTAGGAGAATCGTACACTTTTGAAAGTTTTGAAACAGCAACGTATTATATTAACCAAGCAATTGAACTATTAGAGAAGAAACTTAACGCTCGTATGAGTTTACGTAACGATATGATGGTAAACACGATTGAATTTTTGAAAATAATGTGGAAAGTTGGATTAAATAATGTTCATCCGATCCATATAGCTGAGAAAGCTTATTTAGAAATTCAATTAGGGGATAATGAAAAAGCTATCCGGATGTTAGAACGTCTCAAAGAGGAAAATGGAGAGCTATCTGCATTTCAATTATATTATCTAGCTTTAGCAAAAAATGATAAAAAATTATTTGTGGAGTCTTTAAATAAGTTCGAGCAATTAGGTAATATTTTTTACTCCCAATTACCGAAGAAAAACCTAGGGATAATATAGTAAATATGGTATAATATACTTAGCAAATTAAGGAGGTATTTTATGTGTAAAATCCTTAAAGTAGTACCAGCTTTACTATTAGTTGGAGCGATTTTACTGAATCCACCAGTAAAGGAAGCACCTAAACAAGAAGCTTCAACAGCTCCGGTACTATATAAGATGGTTGATCCTGGAACTGGTTCCGGTTGATATAAAACAAATTTGATGAATAAATAATTTAATATATTATATATGAATGACATCGTCAAAATGGCGATGTCATTCGCTGTTTCTGGAGATTGGTAAGTGTTTGCCGAAATCGAAAAACACTTACCAATTGTGAAAAATTCACAAACTATAAAGAGGATGCAGGGGGAATTTGAAATGACAAAAGAGCAATTATTAAAACAGGCAGCAATTGAGTGGTTATTAAAAAGCGGTAACGATGATGTAGAGGAATTACTACAGTCAGCTGTATCAAGTACATACAAAGAAGAATAAAGAAAAAGAAAAAAGACTAACCGATTGGTAGTCTTTTTGTTATTTACCACTATTTTTTTGCTTTTTGGTATTGAACAAACATTTCTAAGTGCTCTAATGCTTTATCTTGTTCCGAATCCTCTAGTTCCGCGATTAACTTTTCAAGTCTCTTGGCCATTTCTGTTGCTTTCTCGTCATCTTCTTTTGTTAAACGTGAATCTTCAGCGCGTCCTAATAGGTAATCTGTAGTTACTTTATGATAATCAGCTATTTTCTGTATTAGTTGTAAGTCTGGTTCGTTACGATCGTTTTCGAAGTGAGAATATCTAGCTCTAGATATTTCAATACCTTTAGCAACCTCTTCTTGAGTCCTGCTGCCTCTCAACTCTTTTAACTTTTCTCCAAATGTCATTTTAATAAATCCCCTCTCGCACCGTGTCAATTATTAATAGTATATCCTCATTATAGATACAAAATGTATCGTTTTAAAGAGTTTTATTAAAAAAGATATAAAATGTATCAAAAGGGGTTGACGATACATAATGTATCAACTATACTACAGTTAACGATACAAAACGTATCAAACGGTAGGTGATGAAATGAGGAAACGACTTATAAATGAACGTGCATCAAGGAATTTAACACAAGAAGAATTGGCTTTAGCTCTAAATTTATCAACAATATTCATTCGTAAGGTAGAAAAGGGTGAAAGGAACCCTAGCGTCAAGACAATGAAGGCATATCAAAGTTTTTTCGGTGTCAGGGCAACAGAATTGTTCCCAGACATTTTTAATGACTTTGATGATACAAAATGTATCAAAGATACGAAACTTATCGGATAGGGAGGAAAGAAAATGAACCAATTACAAGTTTTCAATAATGAAGAGTTTGGACAAGTTCGAACGGTAGTAAAAGGTGAAGATGTTTGGTTTGTAGCTAAAGATGTGTGTGATGTATTAGAAATCGTAAATGCAACTAGATCATTAAGTCGCTTAGATGAAGATGAGCTTCACAGTATGAAGGTCGCTGATTCACTTGGAAGACCGCAAGATACAAATATCATCAACGAAAGCGGTCTTTACTCATTGATCATGACAAGTCGCAAACCACAAGCGAAAGCATTCAAAAAGTGGGTAACAAGCGAAGTACTTCCTTCTATTAGAAAGCATGGAGCATACATGACAGATCAAGTCCTGGAACAAGCGGTAACAAATCCAGACTTTGCAATCGGTCTTCTCACTAAATTAAAAGAAGAGAAAGAAAAGCTTGCAGCAGCACAACAACAAATCGTACAGCAACAACCATTGGTAGTCTTCGCAGAAGCGTGTATGCAGTCAGAGCAAACACTGAAAGTTAGTGAAGTTGCAAAGTTAGCGACAAAACAAGGAATAAAAATTGGTCAACGTCAGTTATTCGCAAAACTTAGAGAATGGGAGTTAATGTTCAAGCGTTCTACTGAGCCGACTCAGCCAGCTGTTGAAAAAGGATACTTTGAAATCGCACAAGGTGTTAAACAGAAACCAAATGGTGAAGCATTCACATGGACAACAACATACGTAACACCAAAAGGACAAGCCTACATCATAGACCGACTGAAGAAAGAACAAAATCAGGAGGCGGTTTAAATGATGGAGGAAAGTACATTAGCACTGGCAATCGTATCAGCGACAATATGTATATTTGTATACCTGGCGCACCGAATAGATGTCTGGGACAAGAAAACAGGATGGTCAAGAGATGACAAATAAACAGCAGCGTGATGAATACGAACAAAAGAAACTAGCATGGATCATAAAGGATTTACGAGCTAGAGGGATACATAACAGCGCAGATAAAGTTGAGGAAATGCATAAGGAGTTTATAACTCTAGCTAAATAGAGAGGGGAATGGAAAATGAATTCTAAAATATTTACTGGAATGTACGGAGCGATTTACTTGGTCATTTTGTTCTTGGTATTTGAAAATACGAAAAGCTTCATATCAGCGGCAATCGTGATGATACTCGTTATGTTAATTGCCGAGGTTGATCATAGATATGGATTCTACAAAGGGAGCAAGAAAGCTAACAAAACGAAATAAGACAAGCTTTCGCTTGTCGGAATATTCAGGAATCTAATGTTGGTCCCCACCTAATTCAAAGGTTCCTGGATATTCCGATGCGTGAAAGCATCAAAACAAAATAAAAACCAGCCGATTACCCCTAATCGACTGGTTCAAGAAACGACGCAATAATTTGTACCTCTATTATAACACGGTCGTTTCTTACAGTAAACAAGGAGGAATGTGGAAATGGTTGATGTTCAAGAAAAGCAAAAAGAACGTGCAATCGAAACTTTAAAACAAATGTCCGAAAAAGAAAAAGACATGGTTAAGAAGTTAGATCTCGACTATGTAATCACAGTTTTAACAAATAAACCATATGGCGGAATGCCTTTCTAGGAGGATATAAAAATGGATATTTTAATCAGAAACATTACTAAAGAAGAGTTAGTGAAAATAATAAAATGTGATAATTGTGATGGCTCGGACATGGATTTACAAACGTATTATCACTCTCCGGATGAAATTGTATGTAACGAATGTGGAAACAAAATAGAAATCTCGGAGGTTAAATAACTATGAGACTTTATGAACTAACAAACAATTGGAACGAACTACAAATGATGATTGAGGATGGTGTAGATCCATCAGCATTGCAAGATACATTACAAGCAATTGAAGAAAGCATCCAGGATAAATCGCAAAACATTGCGCTACTAATCAAAAACCTTGAAGCGGATACAGAAGCTATCAAATTAGAAGAAAAGAGATTAGCAGAACGTAGAAGAGCAGTAGAAAACAACTGTAAGAGTTTAAAAGATTACCTGTATCAGCAAATGACTTTATTAGAAGTAAAACGTATTAAAGGAACAATCGTAACTGTAGGTATTCAAAAGAACCCAGCAAGCTTAGACATCGCAGAAGATGCGGTTGTACCACCAGAATACATGATTCCGCAGCCGCCTAAAGTTGATAAGAAGTTATTGCTTGCAGCGGTTAAAGATGGAATGCAATGGGATGGAATTACATTACGTCAGAGTGAAGGCGTGAGAATCCGATGAATAAGAGCGAAACTATCACCGAATTAGCTAAAGCATTAGTGAAATTCAATTCAGAGGTTAACAAAATAGCAAAGGATGCAGACAATCCTTTCTTTAAAAACAATTACGCAACGTTAGACACGATTATAGATGAAATTAGACCAATCCTTTCTAAACACGGATTAAGTATTATGCAGATACCGAGTGGTGACGGTCAAAATGTAACGTTAAAAACACTTCTCTTACATGAAAGTGGTGAGTGGCTTGAATCAGATGAACTAACAATGAAGCCAGTAAAGAACGATCCGCAAGCGGTAGGGAGTTGTATCACATATGCTAGACGCTATTCACTAGCAGCATTCCTTAGTTTGAACACAGGTGAAGATGACGATGGCAACGGTGCTACTTATGGGAAGGACAAGCCTAAATCTAAAGGTAACAGTGGGCAAGCACCAAGCAAACCACAAGGGAATGGCGGTAATGGTAAAGCATCAGAGAAACAAATGAAGATGATACATGCAAAAATAGCGCACATTTCAGCTCTAGCAAAGACTGATAAACATACTATCGAGGATACATTAAAAGGGAATATCGGAACTGACAACCTAAGCGAGATTAGCTCGCAGGTTGCATCGAAAGCAATTGAAGTGCTAATGGGCTGGGAAAAACAGTATAGCCAAGCAGGTTAAGGAGTGAAAGCCTATGTTAGATAAAAATCAATCAAAAGTCGTCCTTCCGGCGTGGGTGTGGAAGGGCGTAAGAAATGAAAAGGAAGCAAAAGCAAAGGCGATTGAGTACATTACTCCCGATCGCTACCCAGGATATAAAATAATCAAAATTCAAGGCGACATAGCGGTATGCGAAAGGGACGTGATGTGATGAGTTTTCAATGGAATAAACATAACCGAGATACAAGTAAACCAATTCCGGTGAGAGGTTACAACCTTACTAAATTACTTAAACGAGTTAGAGAATTGGAAGAAGACGGATATGAACACGTAAAGCCATATCAAAAGATTTATAAGCAAAGAAAAAGTTTTGATTATGATATGAGCCGTAACTTTGGTAATGGTGGATATAAATTTAACGGGTACACAGATACAGTTGAGTATTTGTTCGTGATGAAGAAGGTGAACTAAATGGCAGATGTTAAATGGATAAAACTCTCTACTAGCATGTTTGAAGATGAAAAGATTCGATTGATTGAAAGCTTACCAGATGCAGACACATTACTAATCATTTGGATTAAATTGTTGTCTCAAGCGGGCAGAACAAATGCCAATGGTTACATTTTCTTAAGCGAAAACATTCCTTTCACAGAAGAAATGCTCTCAACACTTTTTAATAGACCGATAGCAACAGTAAGACTTGCACTACAAACGTTCAAACAGTTTGGAATGATTGATATCACTGATGATCAGTACATTTGCATTTCGAATTGGGAAAAGCATCAAAACGTTGATGGGCTAGAGAAAATACGTGAACAAAACCGATTACGTAAGCAAAAACAAAGAGAAAAACTTAGATTGGATATGTCACGTGACAGTCACGGGACAGTCACGCAGAGTCACGCAACAGATATAGAAGAAGATAAAGAAATAGATAAAGAAAAGAATAAAAAACCTTCTTGTCAAAAGTTTTCAACTTCCGACCTGGAGAATGCGAAATTGTTATTCGAATTAATGCTACAAAATAATCCATCAGCAAAAGAACCTAACTTAGAAAAATGGGCTAATGACTTCCGTTTAATGAGGGAACGTGACAACAGAACGGGTGAAGCAATTAAATACCTTATCAACTGGACACAAAAGGATGACTTCTGGAGCGCTAACATTCTTTCTCCAGCTAAGTTAAGAAAACAGTTCGATGCTTTGGTAGTGAAGATCAAGAAAGAGAAAGCAAAAACTCAGCCTAAAGTCGTTAAAGGTAAGAAGGAAGTTAGAGAGGAGGACTTTGACCTTGATTAAGAAGCAAACGTTTGAATTATTAAAGGCAATTAATGCATTGTACCCAATATTTGAAGTAACACAAATGAAAATCGACTTATGGACTACCATTCTATCAGAACAAGAATATGAAGAAATGCTAAAAAACCTTTCTAACTATGCAAAATACAATCAATTTCCTCCTAAACCAGCTGATTTATTAAAAGAAGATCATGAAGTGAAATATACAGGGCCAACTGTTGCCGATACAAAAACAATGTTCAATCAGTGGGATGAAAATAGCAAAGACGTGGCGCCGCCGGAGGAACGGGAAAAGCATTTAAAGGAAATCGCGAAGATATTGGGGATTAAACGGAGGGGAAGACAGTGAATCACACTTTAGATTACGAGGGGCTATATAGCATTCAAGCAGAGCAAGGTCTTCTAGGGGGATTGATTTTAGATCCAGACAAGATAAAAGATATTAATTTACAACCTGAGCAGATGTATCGTCCTCAGCACGTCCGAATCTTCCGTACAATGCTCGAAATCGATAGCGGAAACGAACCAGTAGACTTTGTAACTTTGACCGCTAGATTGGCTGAGAAAGGGCTTATAGAGGATGTCGGTGGAATCGGTTATCTTGCTCAATTATCTGAAACTACACCAAGCACTTCTAATATTAAATACTATGAAAAAATCGTGTGGAGTAAATGGCGAGATCGAGAGGTTGTAAGAAATACAGAAGCGTTAAAACAAGCGGTTCATAGCGGGAATGATACAGAACTTGCTATACAAACTCAAATGGCTGCGCTACTGAATTTAAGTAGGGAAGACAAGAACAGTGATGGGCGAATCAAGGACGGACTTATAGAAGTTTTCGGCGAGTTAGAAAATCCGGTTCGCGGATTGGCTGGAATGGATACGGGATTCACGGAATTAAACCGCATGACAGCAGGATTCAAACCACAGGAGCTAATCATCGTAGCAGCAAGACCATCGGTTGGTAAAACGGCATTCTGTTTAAACGTAGGCAGCAATGCAGCGGGCGAACAAGGTGAAGGTGATGTAGTTGCTATCTTCTCACTAGAAATGGGCCAAAAAGAACTGTTAAAAAGAATGGTCAGTATTAACGGAAATATTGATGGGAATCGCATGAAAACAGGTGAGTTAAACCCAGAAGATTGGACGAAGTTAACGCAAGCTATGGGAGCTTTGAATAACAAAAACATTCGAATCTTTGATGATGCAGGGATTACAACGAACTTTATCTGGTCAAAAGTTAAAAAGTTATGCGATGAGTTCCCAGGCAGACAAATCATGGTGATCATCGACTACTTACAACTAATAACAGGGAATCCGGTACATAAAGGAAACAGACAAGCGGAGATTGCAGAAATTAGCCGGACGCTGAAAACGATGGCTCGCCAATTAAATGTATGCGTGGTTGCTTTATCTCAGTTGAGCCGTGGTGTAGAACAACGCCAAGACAAAAGACCTATGATGTCCGATTTACGTGAGAGTGGACAAATAGAGCAGGATGCAGACGTCATAGCGTTCTTATATCGAGAGGATTATTACGACCGAGAAACGGAAAACAAAAACACGATTGAAATCATCATAGGTAAGCAAAGGAATGGTCCGGTTGGATCAGTAGAATTGGCATTCATTAAGGAGTACGGAAAGTTCGTTAACTTGGAAAGAAGGTTTGAACAGTGAGAAGTCAACTAAGTTTTGACGACATATTGGGAACTTTTGATTACAAAGCGAAAAGCACAGCGGAGCAATTCCTAGCGAAGCCGCAGGGAATCCCTACTTATACCGTGGATTTCTTTGATAAAGACCTAAGACAAAAGTTAAGGTGGTTCGAAGCGAAGACAAAGAGCGAAGCCGAGGGAATGGCTAGAAAGAAATATGGACAGATACAGATTGTTAACACATACATCTCAGATCGGACGCTTAAAGAAATTATGGAGCTAGATTAGGAGGGAGAACATGCCGAGTTGGATAAGCGAAGAGAATTTACAAAAAGCATTAAACAACGGGATTAACTACCACACATTGTACGACAGAATTAAAAGCGGTTGGACGATAAAAGAAGCTATAACAACACCTCCAGTACGAGGGGGGATATTCACAAAAGAAGAGAGAGCAATTTCAGAATCAAATGGAATATCTTACAAAACTGCATACGCAAGAATTGTTGTTATGGGAATGAGTGTAGAGGAAGCGATAATGACTCCATTAAGACCGCATAGGGGAAGGAATCGTAAACATGGACAATGGAAGGAAACCGCATTAGAGAATGGCATTCCGGAACATAATTTTTATAACAGATTGAGATTAGGTTGGACATATCAAAACGCGGCAACTAAACCAGTGAGACGAAAAGGTGAAATAGAGAAAAAGTGGTTAGATATCGCAAAGAACAACGGCATTGGATATCATACGTTCCTTTCACGGATTTGCACTCATAAATGGGACATGGAAAGAGCGGCAACAACACCAGTAATCAATACAGGAAGACGTTGCTCAATGAAAGATAAGGAGGAAGTATCGTGAGGTATTATGGGCCTGTTATCACTGATGAGGATTACGAGAAGGCAGCGGGGAGAGGCATAACGAAAACAAATGTTTACCAACGAGTTCATACGTACGGATGGAGCATTGAACGAGCGGTAACAGAACCGCTAAGAAGTAAAGGGAATCCAGGTAAGCACAGCAAGATGCTAATTATTGCCGAGTCTTTAGGGATTAGCGCATCAACATATTTTAGAAGATTGAGAAATGGTATGACACCAAAAGATGCAGCAATGAAGCCTAAAGGACACACTACCCATCTAGAGCTTGCAAGGGAAAATGGTATCAATGATATTTGCTTCTATAAAAGAGTGGAAAGAGGAATGCAACCTTATTTAGCAGCAACGAAGCCAATGGCTAAAAGAACGAGGAGAAAGAAACAGATAAGTTAGGAGGAAATATGGATAGGAAACAAGTTTTTATCGACGTCTTATTACATAAAGGGATCTACAAGGAAGAAGAGACGGGACGTCAGCTTTATGAAATGAGTGAACAGGAATTATTCAAATTGATAAAAGGGGCTGGAAGCTATGAGGGAAGCGATTGAAGAGTATATCGAACAGTTACAGTTATCAGCAGTGGAAAACAGAAAGAGAGCAGACAAGGCTTATGATGACGAGGATTTAGGGTTGGCTGGGTATTACAAAGGGCAATGGATTTCGAATGAGGAAACGGCAGTTAAATTAACGGTTATCTTATCTAAATACAAGGAGGAAGAACAATGAAATATACAGAGCATGGCACGTTTGAAGTAACTCAACTATTAGCAGAAGCGAAGGAGAATGAAGAGAATGGCAACTAAGATTGTTATGTACACGAAAAATGATTGTCCAAATTGTAAGAGGGCGAAATTTATGTTTGAAGCGTGCCCGGTAGAGGTAGAAATAATAGAAATTAATGTAGATAACTCAAGCGATACAGATAAAGTTTACGAAAATCTAAAATCTAACGGTATTCATAGTTTACCAGCGTTTAAGTTTGAGAACGGGAATATAGTTGTTGGATTCGAAGAAGGAAAGATTATGAAGGAATTAGGACTGTAGGAGGGATTGCATGAAGAAAGAAACCAAAATACAGGTGGAAGGTGAGCTTGAAAAGATAGAAAGCGATATTAGTAATTTGGAATATCACCTTGTCATGATGGATGGTGAAAGGCAGAAAACGAGAAAAGCTTTGGACGAGTTGAAAAATCGGAAGAAAGAATTGAGAAGTTACTTATAAGGAGCGGAACAGGATGAAGTTAAGAACAAAGATTAAGCGAGTAAGAGATGTAGAGTTGCCACGATATGCGAAGCCAGGAGATAGCGGTTTTGATCTTGTAGCAGCAGAAGATACAGTTATCTATCCAGGAGGAACAAAGGTTATACCTACAGGGTTAGCTTTTGAAATACCGCCAGGATACGAGCTTCAAGTAAGGCCTAGAAGTGGGATATCACGAAAAACATTTTTAAGAGTGGTACTTGGTACGATAGATAGCGGTTTTAGAGGTGAAGTAGGAGTTATAGTCAGCAACACATCATATCCAGGGAATACAATCGCATTAGGTATCAATGATGATAATGAAATATACATGAATGTTAAATATGAAATCAAAAAGGGTGACAGAATTGCTCAAGGCGTCATAGCGCCAGTGGAAACAGCTCATTTTGAAGAAGTGGACGAACTATCGGATAGCGAGCGTGGCGTTGGTGGGTTTGGATCAACGGGAGTAAAGTAAAACAAAATTTGAATTTTGTTAAGAAATGAGGGATTGGATTGAGTGATAAATTACAAGGTGGACAACTGTATTGGAGTCTGAATGGGAGATTTGGAGCATGGGCTTCAATTTTACAATTAATTAAAGAAGAAAAAATAGAATCATTGGATGACTTACATCATTTAGGGGAAATGCAATTGGAAAGCATCCACAAAAAGATGAAAGAATTTGAAGCGAGCAAGTTAGAAAACTAAACAAAATAGTTATTTGAGAGAAAGGGATGTTCGGAGAATGGATGTTTCAAAAATAGAAGCTTTAAATAAGCAAATGGAAACGGCTGTTAATGAACCAAATAAAGAGAAGCAAAAAGAAATGATTGAGGATATAAAGAAAAGTCCAGATTTTGAACAATTACGTCAGAGCATGCAGTTGTTTGTAGAATCTTTTAAAAAGGCAGTATCACAAATAGTTGAAAATATCTCTCGTGTTATAAGACCGATATACAAAATTTATACTTGTTATCGAAAAGGACAACGTAAGTCGTTTTATAAAAAGAAACGAACGCAACGTAAGAATTGGAAAAAGTGGAAGAAGCGTAAACGATAACTGAACAAAAACGCTATTTTATTAGAAAGCGAGGTGGTGATATGAGTCTTACTTTTATAGACTTATTCGCAGGTGTTGGCATGATGAGAATCGGATTAGAACAAGCTGGACATACCTGCATTGGTTTCTGCGAATGGAACGAACCTGCAAGGAAAACATATGAAGCAATGCACGACACAGAAGGAGAGTGGACGGAACATGATATCAGAAATGCAAAAGGAACTACTATTCCGAGGGCTGATATTTGGACAGCAGGGTTTCCTTGTACCGATATTTCCAAAAACGGAAAACAAAAAGGACTTGCAGGAGAACGATCAGGACTATTTACAGAAGTTATCCGGCTCATCAAAGAAGTACCTGAACATAAGAAACCTGCCTACCTGCTCTTTGAAAACGTTGATAACACATTATCAGTCAATAAAGGATGGGACTTTGCCCGTATTCTCGCTGAAATGGATGGAGTCGGGTATGATGCGGAATGGGATGTTATCACCTCAACAGAGGTTGGAATCCCTCAAAGAAGGAAAAGAATATTCATTGCAGGATATCTTAGAGAATCAGGTGTCCGAAGAATATTTAGTTGATACAGAAAAGAACAGCTGCATTTTAGAAGTAACGAAAGATTATGTAAAAGTGAGACAGGCTACTAAACAAGGATATGACATCGGAGTTGTAGGTGATGCTATTAATATAGCAGTACCAACATCTAAGACACGAAGAGGTCGCATAGGGCACGGTGTAGCGCAAACATTACTTAGATCCAGGGAACAATGTACGCTGCGTGATGGAAAACTGTATTGGTTTACTGAAAGAGAATCGTGGCGATTGCAAGGTATACCAGATGAATACTTTGATCGAGCAAAAGAAGTAACGTCACCAAATCAAATATATGCACAGGCTGGTAACGGATTAACTGTTAATATAGCAAGATTTATTGGCGAACGAATGGGTTATGAGAAAGACTAGTATAAAAATTTCATTTTGTAGAAAAGGGGAATGGATATGAGGAAGGTTAAAGAATTTACAGGAAAAGTCGGTTCGGAATTTATGAGTTTTCTTCTTGAAGACGATACATTGCACAGCGCTTATTATTCGCATGTTGAGGTTGTTATGGATAATGGCAAGAAAAAGATGTTGTGCATTAAGGATGACACCGCATTAAAAGGTATAGCTGAAGGTCAAACAAGAGCAGAAGCTATTAAGAAAGCGAAATTGTTTTTAAAGAGACAGGAAGAAAAACAAAGAGCAGCTGGCAAAAGCTAACTGCTCGGGTAATGGAATATGGTTCGAAATGGGTTGTCTACAGTATTGACGGAATATTGAGTTTTATTCAGGGAGGAAGAGAAATGACAGTTAGAAATAGCGGAAGACGGCGTGCAGGTGATTCCTATAGAAGTGTAAACAGTACTCAAGGGTTAGTGTCAACAGGATATCAAATATATAGTTATAACTCACCTCAAGTGACTTTAGAGTGTGAAAAGTTATCAGATGACGAACTCAATAAATTAAGTGGAGAAGTAAAGGTGTACAAGCTAGATGATTTAAAAGAAAAGGAGAATCAAAATGAAATTCTTATTAATTAAATGCATTCAAGATGTTATTATCACCGGCAGAAATGAAGATGGAACTCCAGATCATTGTTTTATCAAAGGTAAAGAATACGAGATGTGTTTTGATGAGAAAAAAGGCGATTGTTTCACACTTGATGAAGTGAAAATGATGCATTTTGTGGGTTGCGAAAATGATTATTACTTCGATAAATATTTTGAAGTCGTGAAAGAACTAACTGATGACGATTTCGCAGGTGATGAGCTTAGAGTGCACAGGTTAAAGAGAATGAGCAAAGAGAAACATAATTACGAAGAATAAAACTCAACAAAATAATCCTTTTATTAGAAAGTGAGGTTAGGAGAATGGGAGTAAATGTAGAAGGTGCGAAATTCTTTTTAGAAACACCTGACGGAGAAAGAGTGGAAGTAAAAGGTGGTGTTCAAGAAGTCAGTATTGATTCTGATAAGGTAGTTGATTCTGGTTTTGATTTTGGAAAAGAATACAGCGGCACTTTCGCCTATGAAGAACCACAAAATATAAAGGAACTGAGGGCAATGGGATTTACAGATCGACAAGCCTGGAATATTCATTTACGTAAAGGTGAGAGCTGGAAAGACAATAAAAATCTTTTTGTAGGAAGCGAGGAATAACAATGGGACTAGGAAATCGCGGGATGGCATTTGAGAAACTTATCAATCTAGCGAACGAAATGTATCAAAGAGGTGGAGTGGCGCTTATAAACAAGCGTCCGACTCCTGTGAAGGTGATTAAGAGTAAGGCCAGCCAAGTAATAAAAGGATTCTATGAAGCTAAGAGTACAGTAGACTATGATGGTGTGTATAAGGGACGAGCTATTGCATTTGAAGCGAAATCTACAGAGAATCCTGGACGATTTGATTTAAAGAACATCGCACAGCACCAATTGGATTACCTGGAGAAAGCAGAGAAGATGGGAGCGATTTGTTTCTTCCTTATTGAATTTAGCAAGGACAAGTCAATATTCGTTGTACCACTATCAGTCATTCAATCTTATGTAAGGATGTCTCATCAACCAAAGGGCAAGAAGTCTATACCAAGAGCAGACTTCGATATTTATGGATACTTAGTAGAACAGACAGAACGAGCGGCAGTGGATTACTTGCAATACGTAGACGAAGCGGTAGCACCAGCACCAGCTATGTTCGATGGAATGATTCAATTTGATCAGGACCATAAGAAAGTAGCGGATAACATTGAAGCAGCAAAAGAGAAGATGTTCAACAAAAATCGTAAATTATTAAAAGCTTAATGGATAACGGAACCATGCAGAGTGGATGGTGGGGGCTACTTTGAAAAGACCCTACAATTATTTTGTAGAGTCTTGATATTTCTTTAAAAGATCTTCAATAGCTTCATCTAATAACTTGGATTTAGGTATGCGTGTTTCTTGAGCTAGTTTTTCAAAACGTTCATGTAGATCTTTATCAATAGCATTTGAAATTGTTTTGCGATTTTTTAGTCCTCGGTTATTCATAAATTATCACCTCATAATAAATTATACATAAAACAAAACTACTTGCAACTACATGTAGTTAAATGTATAATTGAATTATGGAGGTGAGTAACAAATGATTCTTTCAAAAAAAGTACGTTTAAAACCAACAGAGGAGCAGGAAAAACAACTTTGGAAATCCTCTGGTGTTGCAAGATGGGCATATAATTGGGCGCTAGAAAAGCAAGAAGAATCATATAAAGATGGAGGTAAATTCATTTCTCATGGTGTGCTTCGTAAAGAACTAACAACAATGAAGAAAACGAATGAATACAGTTGGTTGTATGATGTGTCGAACAATATTACTAAACAAGCCATAAAGGATTTATGTGAAGCTTACAAAAGATTTTTCACAGGCAAATCAAATAAGCCGAAATTTAAGAGCCGTAAACATTCTAAACCTACATTTTATAACGATAATGAACGATTAAAAGTAAAAGAAAACAGTGTCATTATTGAAAAAGTCGGTTGGGTTAAAACTGTTGAAAAAATACCAAACTCAGATAAGTATACAAATCCTCGTATTAGTTTTGATGGGAAGTATTGGTTCATTTCAGTAGGAATCGAAACAAAGACAGAAAAACAACAATTAACAAATGAAAGTATAGGCATTGATATAGGTATTAAAGAATTAGCAACATGCTCGGACGGGCAAATATTTAAAAATATCAATAAGACATCTATTGTTAAGAAAATCGAAAAGAGACTTCGCATGTTACAACGGAAAGTTTCTCGGAAATACGAAATGAATAAGATTGGAACAAAGTTTGTCAAAACCAACAATATTATAAAAATCGAAAAGAAAATAAAGTTGTTATACAGGAAATTAACGAATATACGTGATAATCACATTCACCAAACAACAAATGCAATTGCGATAACCAAGCCTTGCAGGATTGTTATGGAAAAGTTGAATGTGAAAGGCATGATGAAGAATAGACACCTTTCGAAGTCTATAGCAAAACAGAGATTCCATGATTTTAAAGAAAAAATGAAGTATAAATGCGAAAAATATGGGATTGAATTTGTAGAAGCTGATATGTGGTATCCTTCATCAAAAATATGTTCATGTTGCGGAAATATCAAAAAGGATTTAAAACTATCTGATCGAGTCTACAAATGTGATTGTGGAAACGTAATTGATAGGGACTTAAATGCCGCAATAAACTTATCACGATATAAATTAGCAGAATAACACTATGAAAGTTACTGTTAATATGTAGGATTCGTTGTATCCGAATTTACGCCTGTGGAGTGTTATATCAAACGAAAGTAGCTTCGGCAAAATCGGACACGTAGAAGCAGGAAGCAAACAAACTTTATAGATTTTTATAGGGTTTTGGCAACGAGCTACTTTACTAAGCATCGTTGTTTAAATGTATAAAAGTTTATAGATTTTGGCAACGGGCTGTATTGTAGTCATCAATGCCTAAATATATAAAATTTATAATGCTGGCAACGAGCTACTCGCTATGCATGTTCCCTTATTCAACAAAGAGATAGTAAAATTTCACGTACCTTACGTGATGTTAAAAAGACAAATTCAGAAATAGGGGGATTCCTTCATGGAGAGACAATTAACATTATTACCAGCTATTGATAAGGAAACAGAAAAGAAGGTACAGAAAGAAGTAGTAAGCATCTTAAAGGAGTACAGAGCATTAAAGGTGTGCTTTGAGAACAAAGCAGAGCAGCAACTGGAAGGAATCAGTCTATTCCCTGAAATTCGTGATACAAAGCGTGTTAATCAGATTAAATTAAGACAAGTTGAGAAAGCGTTAATGCATAGCTTGGATGAAGATGAAGTAAAGATCATCGAAATGAAATATCTGAGCAATAAGAAGTTAAGAGATGATTTTATTTATAATGAGTTACTTATTAAGAAGGATGCGTTTTATGAGAAGAAAAAGAATGCCATTCGATTAATCGCTACAGCTTTAGGAATGATTTGATTGTGAGTTTATATAGAAGGGTGACATTAAATTGATAACTTTAATTTTATTAGCCTATATAATTTGTTCTTTGTATTTTTCAATAAGCAATACAAAAGAAAGATACACTATTTTAGGTGGGCGTATTAAAGCGATGCCGAGAAAAAAAGCATTCATAGAAGGTTTCTTAACGATACCAGTATTTATTTTAATAGTAACAATACCATGTGGTGGATTGGTAGTTATAGGTTGGGGCTTAATTTCAGTTTGCGAATGGATTCTTGTAAATATGCCTTAAAAACGCCGAGAAAATACCGACAAAATAGGGGATAAAAAGGGGGAATTTTGATAATGAAATCAACGATATTCTTAATGTACAAGCCCTTTGACAACCGCATATCGAAGAGGATTAGTACACCTATTAGTGAAACGTTCTTATGCAAGAATGTCACGGTAACGTATACCGCATAGTAGGGCGGGCAAGGCGGTACGAACCCGCGTTAAGACGAAAAGACCAATGAATGTATAACAATAACATATTCCAGTGTGGCGGGTGTGAGATAACTCGCATTCGTCATGCTGTTTCTATTATGTTTAGTAATCAGCTCAGAGACCGCCATGTCCTCTGGGTTGATGGTGAACATAGAGTACCTCTTATTCTCTGTTAATGTTGTTCTTGAAAATGGAAATGGGGTGATGGTCCATGATTGGATGATTACGCGTTTCTAAATATTAATAGGAATACAGAGCTTTTCTTCATCAGTTTTGAACGAATGATCAATTAATTTAACGAATTACTCACATCTTTCGTTAAGCAAGGAGCTTCCGCTCTTTGTTTGAACTAACATAGTGGAGCCTCCTCTCCATCCCCTTGAAAATATGTTAGTTCAAACAAGGCGTCGGAAGAAATAGATACGTCTTGGATATAATAATTCCAGCTATATAAATGATTTGGTCAGCTAAGGCCCTGCGACAGCTGATGTATTGACCGACTCTACGGAGTATAAACGAGAAGATTCCTAGTCTTCTCCCAGTCACCGAACGTAAAGCGCGTAGCTAATAAGAGCTAAAAAATTACAAGATGCGGTGGCTTGGAGAAGGTCGAGAGTACTCAGTCTTGATCTAAGAGAAACTTTTGCCATTTGTTTTCTCTCTTTTCTCCCCATCCCCTTGAAAGCTGTCACTTCGGTGATGGCTTTTTGTTATGTAGGATATTCTTTTATTCTGTCGAATAAATAGAGTAGGAGAGGAGGGGATATTATGGAGACAGTTTTTGGATTAAAGACTGTTATGTACCCAGTTAAGGGTAGCAATGGGATTGAATATTGGGAAATAAAGATTTCTAATGTTAAAGGCATTTATTACGGCGGTGCGCGTTGTATGAATGAAGCTTCATTATTTATTGGATTCAAAGAATTAGGTTCAATGGATGAAGCAAAAGCAATAGATTATGTTGTTAGTATGATTAAAGAAAATTTATAGTACAAAGAAAAGGGCATCCATAATGGGTGCTTTTCTTTGTTATATAAAAATTACACATTAATGAACAAAAATAGAAACATAAAAAGAAAGGATGATTTATATTGCCTAAGTATAAAAAGAAACCAGTTGTTGTTGAAGCGTTTCATTTAACGGAGTTTGAGTTATCTACTTTATATAGAGATAACGAGGCGTTATGCCAAATCCAAGGAGAAGAAGAAAAAGGAACTTTTGCGATTTATCCATTTGAATACGAAACAGCAAACGGGACTGTTGAAGCGGAAGTGCGTTATTACAACGGAACTGAACCCGATAAAGCTTTTGCTGAAGTAGAAACAGCTGAAGGAACTATGAGAGCTAATATTGGTGATTACATTATTACTGGTGTTAACGGTGAGAAATACCCTTGTAAAGCTGATATTTTCGAAAAGACTTATGAACTTGTAGAAGAATAACTGAACATAATGGACATTTGGTTAGGAGGATGCAGATGGAATTAACATTAGAAGGATTAGAACAGTGTTTTAATGAGGCTGTAACTGAAGAAGCAAATTATGTAGCTGTGCAGATCGAAATGGATGGATTCTCAAGCGACGAGGTAATTATTAATGATAAACATAATATTATTTCTAAATTAGAGTATTACAAGAAAACTTACAATGAAGATTTAGAGCATAGATACGCTCCAGGTATTCGCATTGTAGGTTATGCATATGGATACTCGTTCTCTGGAGTTCAACGAGAATTAGGATTAGTAATCGAATAGTGGCTAAGCTAATAACGAGTATGGAGGATGAATAGAATGGCTAATAACAAATTAACTATTAAAGTAGATGCTGATACATCAGAAGCGTTAAAACAAATGAAGGAAGTCACTGAGGCTGCTAATGAATGTGTGGCCGCATTGGAGAAATTGGAGAGATTAACTAATAAGTTTTCAGGGTTTCCTCAAACAAAGGTTTTTGCACAGTCGGATTCAATTGTACAACGTATTAATAGTGAGGCATCAAACATTAGGGTTTAAAACATGATTAAGTCAATAGCAACTATCGTAGGCGCTGCCGTGATCTGGGTGGCGTCTTGTTTGTTGTTAAGGAAAGATAAGCGCAAACGTGTTGCATTTAGGGATAAGGGGTGAGAGGGATGAAAGCTTTACTTAGAACGATCGATGGTTCTGAACATGTAGTGAATGAAGGTGGATTTCTATTTGAAGAATATAAAAAAAGAAATATAGCTATTTTCAATGATGGAAATACAATTGATATTTTTGATGATAATGGAACTCTTGTAGGTATAGTGAATATTAAATATGTGACTGCAATTAAGTTTGAAGTTTGAAACAAGGGGTGAGGGAAATGGAGTTAACACAATCACAACAGAAGAAACTAGATGATCTTAATATGTACGCAAAGATGTGGTTACAGGGAAAGATTAATGGTGATTACTTCTTAGAAATTTGTGATGAGATTGTTTATCCTGATCCTGCTGATGGTCCTTATGATATAACAAGCGAAAGAGATAGAGCTGTGGAAATGAGAGGAAATCTTGAGAAACTAAGTAATATGAAGTATTCAAATTATCCAGTAAATATTGATATATAGGTGGTGAGAGGAATGTACGGGTTAGGTGAAGCGGTTCTTGAAGCATTATTCTGGTTAGCTTTTCGCACCTTAGGAGTGTTCTTGATTGGATTGGGAGTAGGATGGATTATATGGGGATGAATGAACTACAAAGATACACTGCTTATAAAAACGGTGAAGAATATGATGCAAGTGAATTTGTTGGGGTTATGATTAAAACGGCTGCTTACTCAGTTGGTAAATACGGAATGAACTCTTTTGATGGTTTATTAAAACAATTGACTGATAGTGAGATAGAGATATTTGAGAAGTTAGTTATTGCTGTAGGAGATCATATTTACAAAACAAACGAACACAACGAACGAAAATAGAGGAGGAGGAAAATGGACTTAGAGTTATTTAAAGAGGAAGTTAATAAGAGGATGAGAGAAAAACATTCGAGAATGCCACTTGATACAGATGGATGGATAACTGTTATGTATGAATGTATTTCAGTTTATAACGAGAACTACGAAAAGGAAATATGTAAGTCTGTTGCAAAAGAGATGAGAACCTCACAAAAGTATAGGTAGTTAACTTGGTGAAGTTTATGCAGGAAATAACGGTGATTAGGTGCTGAAAACCCGCTAAACTACGTTGTGTATAAAATCATGCATAAAGAACTGGTATTATATGTTACAGGAAGTTAGTGTTATCAACGATTTCCCATAATATCGGTTTTTGAGAACTGCCGATAACAATAATTATGTAAACTAAATAGAAAACTAGATGAATATATTATTAATTTCCCTGTATAAATCGAATTTGACTATAAATAAATGAAAATAAGATTCTTTTGAGGTGATTTCGTGCTGATCTATACAGTTATGATGTGGGACCATGCTGATACGGATATTATGTTAGTAGCTACCGCAGACAGAAAAGAAGCATTAAAAGAATTTGATTCATGTGTAGCATTCTCGCTTCAAGTTTGGGAAAAAGGCGAAGTACTAATTGAGATAATAAATAGTGAAGGCGAATATTTCGCTGATGGTGGATTAGAAAGATATCCAGAAAAAGGACAACGGTTATTTAATGAGATAGTTGAACAATTACAGTAGCGAATCCGCTGCTTTTTATTTTATAAAGAAAAAAGCCCTAAACGGGGCTAGATACTTTTCTTCATGCCACATTTACGGCATTCTCTTAAATAGATGAAATCTTTAACGGAACTTTTGAATGCGGTATTTCCACAATTATCACAGCGACCACTGATTTTATCAGGATGTTCTGTGTAAGAGTATATCTTACTTAGATCATACTTTTGTTCATGTTCTTTATTTTCCATTAGTCTCACCTACATATCAATCTGAATTAATACAGCTTTATCATAATAACATGAAGCGTTCATATAATGGATGTTTTTATTTAGCAAAGAGAACCTGCAAACCTGCAGATTCTCCTGATAATGATTTATGGAGCAAGACCCGAAAATATAATACATCGAGTTTTAGAGAATTTCAAGAATAAATTAGGGATTACCGCGAGGTGGTGAATATGGCTAGGCAACGAAGCCCAGATCGTGATAAAGCGTTTGAAATATACAAAGAAAGTAAAGGTGAGAAGCCGCTTGTCGAGATTGCTGAAGAGTTAGGTATAAAAAATCCTTCGCAAATTAGAAAGTGGAAATCTCAGGACAAATGGGATGAAAAAATAAATGGTAACGTAACTATTGCAAAAAGGAGCGTTACTAATGTTAAAAATCCCAAAACGAAAGCTAAATTAAAAGAGATATTAGATGATGAAGAGCTATCCGAAAAGGAGCGGCTCTTTTGTTTGTATTACGTGAAATACTTCAATGGTACACAAGCTGCGTTAAAAGCTGGATACTCCAAAGACGGTGCTCATGTACAAGCGAGTCGATTACTAAGACGTGAACGAGTTTCTTCATATATAAAAGAGCTTAAGGGTGAGTTAGTTGAAAATGTATTTGTAGAAGCGCTGGATGTGCTAAAAGAGTACATTAAGATTGCTTTTGCGGATATTACTAACTATGTGACCTTTGGACAAAGAGAGGTTGAATTCCAAGATGATGAAGGAAATCAATTCACTAGAATGATGAACTTCGTTGATTTACAAGAGGCAGATTTGGTAGATGGCTCTATTATTACCGAAGTTAAACAAGGAAAAGACGGTGTATCAGTTAAGCTTGCTGATAAGATGAAGGCGCTGGATAAGTTATCTCAGTACTTCGACTTAGTACCAGATACATTTAAGCATCAAATTGAAGCGGAAAGACATCGAATGCAACAAGAAATGCAGAAGGTACAGATTGAGAAAGTTAAAGCAGATACTGAATTCGCTAAGATACGTACTGCTAAAATCAAAGGTCAACAAAAAGATACTTCACTACTCGATGCATTAATAGAAGGGCGTAAACAATATGAGCAAAACAGCGATTAAGTTTTCTCCTAAACAGTTAGAAGTAATCTATCGACCATACAATTACACTTTCGATGTACTGGAAGGCACTCCGCGTTCAGGTAAAACAACAGCAGGGCACTTTCGCTATGCTGACTATTTGACGTGGGCACGAGATACAAACCATTTGATTGTTGCTTATAACCAAGAGCAAGCGCACCGGCTGTTTATCGATGGCGATGGTACTGGATTGCAAAATATATTTGGTAACTTAGCTGACATTAAACATGATGAGCGTGGTTCGCACTTAGAAATACACACACCGAATGGAATAAAACGTGTCTATTATAAGGGAGCGGGAAAGAGTAACAGTGTCGGCGCTATAACGGGTATGTCGCTTGGAAGTGTAGTGTTTTGTGAGATTAACTTACTCAACATGGGCATGATTCAAGAATGTTTCCGTCGTACTTTTGCAGCACAGGACCGTTACCACTTAGCGGATTTAAACCCGCCTGCTCCTAACCATCCAGTTATTTCAGAAGTGTTTGATGTGCAAAACACACGTTGGACGCATTGGACTCCTGATGATAATCCAATTCTTACTGAGAAGAGGAAGCAGGAAATACACGAGATCCTTTCTAAGAATCCTTACTTACTAGAACGAGATTGGTTCGGTAGAAGGGTTATGCCACAGGGTGTTATCTATTCAATGTTTGATATGAAAAAGAACATACTCCCTGCTATTCGTGGCCAAAGATACGAAATGTATTTTACTGCTGATGGTGGTCAATCCGATGCGACTTCATGTAGCTGCAATATTGTTGTGAGGTATGAAGACAAATTCAGACTGCTGCGAGTAGCTAATTACTATCATAGCGGTAAGGACACGGGGCAAGTTAAAGCGATGTCCACTTATGCAAAAGAAATTAAGAAATTTATGGAGTGGTGCGTTAAGAAGTTTGAAATGCACTATACAGAAGTATTCGTGGACCCTGCGTGTAAATCTTTAAGAGAAGAGTTGCACCTAATTGGCATTCAAACCAGAACAGCAGACAATAATGCTCATGATGTGAAAGGATCAAGTAAAGGGAAAGAAGTTGGCATAGAGCGACTTCAAAACTCTATTACTAACGAGCAATTTATGCTTATTGAGTGTGATGAATATGATCATTACAATTTCTTAAAAGAGATTGGTATGTATGTACGTTTGGACAATGGTGAGCCGATAGACGCTTACAACCACGCATTAGATGAATGTAGATATGCAAACAACTACTTCTATAAACGATATGTAAAATAAGGCGGTGAGAGTGTGTTTGGAAACATCGTTGCAAAAGTAAGGGGGTGGCTATATAAATTGGGACTAATCAAAGGTATTAAAAAGATATCTGATAAAAAAGATATACCTGTAAATGAAGAATCTTACAAAAATATTGATATGTGGAAAGCTTTGTACAGAGGTCATTATGATGATTGGCACAATGTTAAGTATCATACAATCGATGGACAAAAGAGCAGGACAATGGCATCTCTTAATATGGCAAAGGTCATATCACAGGAAATGGCTGCTCTTATTTTTAACGAGAAATGTTCTATTAACATATCAGACAAGGAGCTATCCAATGATATCAAAAATGTTCTTGATGAAAATAACTTCATTAAAGAGTTTCAAAGGTATCTAGAATACAACTTCGCGTTAGGTGGAATGGTCATTAAAGTGTATTGGGATAACGGGATTAAACTTTCCTATGTCACAGCAGACTGCTTCATTCCTATTGCATGGGATAACAAGCATATTACTGAAGGTGTATTTGTTAATGAAATCTCTAAGGGTGATAAGAAGTACACGTTACTTGAGTGGCATTTAGTTGAAGGTGAAGAATATGTCATCAAAAACGAGCTGTATGAGAGCAAAAACCAAGGAGATTTAGGTGTTAAAGTGTCTTTATCGACTCTGTATCCTGACTTAGAAGAAGAAGTACGCATCAAGGACCTGTCTAAACCAATGTTTGTATACTTTAAACCGAATACAGCAAACAACCTTGATATGAACTCGCCGCTTGGCATTTCTATTTACGCAAATGCATTAGGGACGCTTAAATCACTAGATATTGCATTTGATAGTTTCCAACGTGAATTCGTTTTAGGAAAGAAACGAATTATTGTTCCTGATATGGCAATCAAGACAATCGCGGACCCGCTAACTGGAACAATGTTGCGATATTTTGATGCAAATGATGAAGTGTACCAGGCATTTCAGTTAGGTGATAACACAAATCAGATACAAGACATTTCAGTTGAGTTGCGAGTAGAAGAACATGCAGCTGCTATTAATGCATTATTAAACTACCTGTCCTCCCAAGTCGGGCTTTCAGCAGGAACATTTAGCTTTGATGGACAAGGAGTTAAGACTGCTACTGAAGTTGTCAGTGAAAACTCTAAGACATTCAGAACTAAGCAGTCGCACGAAACTGTTATAGAAGATGGTATTCGTGATTTAGTAGATATCATTATCGAAATCGCCGCTCTATATGATGAATTCGAGAGTACAGATAAATATGAGGTTACTGTTACCTTCGACGATTCTATAGCAGAAGATCAGACAGCAGAAATCAATAAGCAAGTTACGCTTGTTATGAATGGTTTAACAACTAAGAAGTTAGCCATTATGAAGATTCATGGTGTTTCTGAAGAAGAAGCAGAGAGAATCGTAGAAGAAATACAAAACGAAAATAAAATGGTTATGCCTGAAGGAGTGGATTTCTTCGGTATGAACAACAAACAACAGAATAATAGTCCAGGAGATGAAGGGTAATGGCACTCCCTCCTGAGAAGTTACAGCAACTCTCTATGTTTGTAGTAGATATCTACAATGCAATTGAAGAAGAGTTGCTTTTAAACATGGCCAGAATGCTCAAGTATGACAGGGAATTGCTACTTACTGCTGAGAATTTCGAACAATACCAACACTGGCGCATAGTTCAGTTGAATAAGCTAGGTAAGTTGAATCAGCAACAAATGGATACAATATCACGTCATAGCGGTAAAACGGCTGAAGAAGTGCGGAAGATGTTAGAAGGTGCTGGATTTACAGCAGTGGAACAACATGAACCGTTATATCAGGAAGCAGTGCAAGCGGGTAGTTTGGCTTCTGCTCCTGCGATGCATACGAGTGCTGCGCTAATTGGCATTCTTAACGCTTATGAGCAACAGGCATTAGATACACTAAACCTTGTAAATACAACAATGTTGAAGCAGTCTCAACAGGTGTATCTGGATGTTTTAAACAAGACAGTAGGTAAACTACTGGGGGGTGTCATAACGCCACAACAAGCGCTTAGACAGACTGTTTCTGAGTGGGCGCAACGTGGTATCCCTGCTTTGATTGATAAGGCTGGTAAACGTTGGAGTACTGAAGCGTACGTGAACATGATTACTCGTTCTGTAAGTCAGAATGTAGCGAATGAAATGCAAATGACCCGCATGGATGAGTATGATGTGGATTTAATCGAAACAAGCTCACATCTTGGGGCAAGACCACGCTGTGCTCCGTATCAAGGGCGTATCTACTCTAAAAGTGGAAAAAGCAAGCGATACCCTCCGTTCTCCAGTACATCGTATGGTGAAGCGGCAGGATTACTCGGTAAATATTAATGCCGAGTCTAAACATTGTGAACCTCATTACCCAAGGGTGTTTTAATACATATAGGTATCAATTGTCGTCATGAAATGGTATAATATGTATTAAAGCTAACGGTGAAACCCTAACGTTAAGTCGAGGGCAATACCGTGCCAAGATTAATTTTGGGGGTAATAAGATGATAGGCATATATAAGATAACAAACAAATCCAACGGGAAGTTTTATATTGGGCAATCAACAAACATTAAACAAAGATTCAAAAATCATAAAGAGGCGATCAATAGAAAGCCTGATGACAAAAGAGGACATGGTCCTTTATATGATGATATGAGAGAGTTTGGTTTAGACTGCTTTTCTTTTGAGGTATTAGAACTGTGCGATGTAGAAGCGTTGGACGAGAAAGAGGAGTATTATATAAATCTTTACGATGCTGTAAATCAAGGATATAACAGAAGTAAAACAGCTATCGCTACAAATGATGAAGATGTTATGAAAAAAATTATTACTCCTGCTTTCATCGATAAACAAAGGAAACGTTTCAGCGAAATGAACAACAAAAATTGGAAAGACCCTGAATACAGGGAGAAAATGTCGAAAAAGTCTAGCGAATTACAGAAAAAGCGATTAGAAAATCCAGAGTATTTAGCGGAAAAAAGCGCAGTTTTAAAGAAAGCTACTGACAAAATGAAAAAACGTGTTGCCCAATACACGTTAGACGGTGAATTAGTAGCGATACATGAGGGATTACGTGTTGCTGAACGTGCGACAGGTATCCGAAGTATTGATAAGCATTTAAAACATCCCGATAAACGAAAACAAGCAGGTGGATTTGTTTGGAAGTATGTCGACCAAAATTAATAAGGTGTAGAGACTAGGTGAAAACCGTAGGGCAGAAGATGGGTTTCTGTTCGAAGCGCAATGTACACATTATGTGTAAAGATATAGTCCGATCCTTGTGGAAACACAAGAGTTAATCGATTAATTGCCGGCATGTAATCTATCCGTACATTCAAGGGAAATCAACGAAGCGTTATGAACCGTATGACACTGATGAGAACTCTAAAGCATATAAGGAAAGTCAACAGCAAAGAAGCCTAGAACGGCAAATCAGGAAAGCGAAGAAAGAAGTGAAGGTTATGGAAGCGTTAGACGATGCAGAGGGCGTGAAGGAAGCGAAGAATAAGGTGTCGCAACGCCAATCTAATATGAAAGAGTTCATCAATCAAACGAAGCGTAAGCGCCAATATAACCGAGAACAAATTGTATAGGAGGAAAAAAATAGTGAAAAACACGATTACTCAAGATGATATTAATGACATCTTAGAAAGAACGAATTGGGCAGTGGAAGGGTTTCATGGTAAATGCACAGTAGTGGTCGCTAAATTACCGAACGGATTCATTCTAACTGAATCAAGTGCATGTGTAGATCCTGCTAATTATGATGTGAATATTGGCATTCAATGTTGCAAAGAGCGAATCGTTAATAAGATTTGGGAACTAGAAGGATATCGTTTGCAATGTGAACTTACAGAGAAAGGGGCTCTTTAATATGTTAAAACCATATAGATTACGATTAAACGAAATGCAATTCTTCTCTGAAGGGGGAGATAATCCACCAGTTGCACCGGAAGGAGGTGAGCCGAATGTAGCGACACCAGAACCTACGCCGCCAGCGAATCCAGAACCGCCTGTTACCTTTACACAGGAGCAGATGGACGCTGCTAAAAAGGATAATGAAGCAGCTCTATTTAAGAAGCTTGGTGTAGAAAATGCAGACCAGCTTAAAAATGCGTTAAAAGGATGGAAAGAACATCAAGATTCTCTCAAAACAGAACAAGAAAAAACAAATGAAAAGTTAACGACCTTTGAGACTCAGTTAAAAGAAAAAGATGAGTCTCTTTTTAATTTGCAAGCAGAAAATGCTGCGATTAAATCAGGAATTACAGAAGAAAAAAACTTAAATGCAGTTATTACTCTGGCAAAAACAAAGGTTAGTGATGATATAGACATTACTAAAGCTATCGAAATGGTAGTTGAAGAGTTTCCTCATTTTAAAGATGTAGTGGAAGAACCACAAGGAACACCAAAGCCTACATTTACAACTGGTCAGCATCAAAAGAAAACACTGACTGAAGCAGAACAGTGGAATACAGCATTTGGAATTAAACAGCAATAAGTTTTAACGAGTCATCTTTATAGATGGCTATTTGTTTTGCAAAAAATCATTTAAAACAAGGAGAGATTTATTAATGGCTAACTTAAATTACGCTACACAGTATCAAAAAGTACTTGTTCAAAAATTCGCGCAAGGTTTATCTTTCGGAGCGCTATACAACACTCCTAATAACGCGATTGTAAAATGGACTGGAGCAAAAACAATCCAAATCCCACGTATTAAAGTAGGTGGCTACACTGACGTTAACCGTGATGTTGTTGGTAACACTACTCGTCGTGTCGATAACTCATTCGAACCAAAAACTTTAGGTCATGACCGCGAATTCCGTACTTTAGTTGATCCGGTTGATGTTGACGAAACGAACATGGCTTTAACGATTGCTAACATTACACGCGTCTTCAACGACGAAGAAGCAACACCGGAGCATGACAAGTATATGGCTTCTAAATTATATGCCGAATTCACTGGAGCGGGCAAAACAGCTGATGTAACCGTCCTTGACCCTACAAGTTTCCTTGGTGTATTCGACCAGATGATGTTAGAAATGGATGAAGCAGAAGTTCCACAAACTGGACGTATTCTTTATATTACGCCAGCAGTTAAAAAGATTGTTAAAGCTGCTAAAGATTTACAACGTCAACTTGATGTTTCTGGAACGGGAGAAAAAGCAATTAATCGTGGCGTGTACTCTTTAGATGATGTTGAAATCGTGACTGTTCCATCTACACGCATGAAAACTGCTTATAACTTTACAAATGGAGCTGTACCTGATGCAACTGCAAAACAAATCAATATGATCTTAATTCATCCGCTTTCTATGGTATCTCCACAACAATATGAATTTGTAAGCTTAGATCAACCAAGCGCGACAACAGGTGGAAAATACCTTTACTACGAGCGCAAGTACTGGGATGTATTTATCTTAGGTGCTAAAGTAGACGGCGTTAAATTCAATATCACTTCTGCATAAGAGGGGCTTTTAAAGCCTCTCTTTTTATTAGGAAAGGAATGGTGTTTACATGAGTAACACAGTAAAAGTAAAACGATTGAATAAAGTCCTTAATATCGAAAAAGATTTTTTAGCAACCTATCTTAATGACGGTTACGACCAAATTAATGATGAAGGTAAAATTATCAAACGCGCTACTGGGGGACGTAACATTTCTGTAGCAGAGCACAACAAAGCGCTCGACAAAATCGAAGAACTAGAGGCAGAATTAGCTGATTTAAAAGCACCGAAAAAGTCTGCTGCTAAGTAGGTGATCGTATGGCATATATAGATGCTGATTACTATACGAACATTTACAAAGGAATGCCTGTAGAGGACCCTGATATGTTAAATCGTATGATTGCGAGGGCTTCAGATGTGATTGATCAGATTATCAATTACAAATTAAGTGGTGTTGATTTTGATAAATTAGCACCCTTTATAAAGGAGCAGATAATGAAAGCTACTGCTGCTCAAACAGAGTACATCGCCTTATATGGTGAAACCTCTGCAAATACCATGATTGATACACCTGTTATGCAGGTTGGTAAGTTCCGTTATGGATTATTACGAGGTGGTAAGTCTGAAGGGCCAGGAAAAGATGCTCGAATAGCACAAGGGACAATAGCCTTCCTTCGTCCTACAGGATTATTGAATTCTTCTATTGATATTCTTTGTTAAAAATAAGTATACTGATATATACAGGGGTTTTAAGTATATGGAGGTGTACCTAATTGGTGAAATTAAGCGATTTAACAGGAATGAGATTTGGAAGATTGACTGTTTTAAGACAAACGGAAAGCGATAAAAAAGGAAACGCACGTTGGTTGTGTAAATGTGATTGCGGCCAAGAAAAAATAGTTCTTGGTTATAGTCTTAAATCTAGAACGAGAAGCTGCGGATGTATACAAAAAGAAGTAACAAGCAAACGTGCCAAAAAGCATGGATTATACGATACTCACATTTATAACACCTGGCGGCGGATGAAAGAGCGATGTAAAAATCCTAACAATAAATCTTTTAAAGATTATGGTGGCAGAGGAATCATGATTCATCCTGATTGGGAAGAGTTCTTGTGTTTTTACGATTGGTCTAATGAAAATGGATATAAAGAAGGCTTATCTATCGAAAGAATTAATGTAAATGGTAATTATGAACCATCAAATTGCAAATGGATTCCTCTCGATCAACAACGTGATAATAAACGTGACACTGTATATATAGAGATTAATGGAGAGACAAGGATAATTAAAGAGTGGGCGCAACTTTCCGGTGTTAAAGAATCTACTATACGTTGGAGATACAGTAACGGGATTAGAGGTGGTAATTTGTTGATTAAAGGTAGATTACCATATAGAAAAAAGGAGTGAAGGTGCATGATTAATGTCATTCCTATTCCATTGCATATGCTCATCCATACAGTTGAGTATCATGAGTACATTGGTGAAGACGATACATGGGGAGGTTCCTCTTCTACATTCGCTCCGCCGGTCGTACTGAAAAGGGTGCGGGTGCAACCTAATGAAAAGTTATATAACACTACATCAGGCGATAGTGTAACGTTTCAAGCGATACTCTTTCACGATTCGGTTAACTCTTCTCCTGCTAATCAAGTATTTAAAGAGAAATCTAAGATTTTGTGGGGGGGTAAAGAGATGTTCATTATAGAGGTTGAACCACTTTATACAACAAATCCTAACAAGCCGCACCATACGGAGATATATCTACAATGATTAGTATTAACATACGAGTAGATACCGCTGAAATGGAAGCTAGAGCAGAAGAAGCTATCAATAAAGCTCAATTCGAGTTAGATCAGCAAGTATTGAAGGATAGCAACTTCTATATCCCAAAAGATACTGGTGAATTAGAACGCTCTTCAATACGTTTCAGTAGACCGGGAGAAGGTCATATTGAATGGAACACTCCATACGCTAGACGCTTGTACTACAATCCGCAGTACAACTTTTCAAAGGATGTTAATCCTAATGCTAGGGGACTTTGGTTTGAAGAGGCTAAAGCGCGTCACGTAAGCGATTGGGCTAGATTAGTAGAAAACGAAATACGACGGAATTTATAGGAGGACAAATATGATATGGCTAATCGAATCGGTTAAGAAGCATTTAATTGCTACTTTGCCACAAGGTATCTTATTTGCTCCTATAAAAGCTGATTTGTTGGATATAGGGGTAAATGATGCGCCACGAAAAAGTATTGCTATCCGAATGGTTCCATCAGCACCAGGTGAGCAATATTACGATGGTGAAATTATCAATAAGCAAATTCAAATACTTGCCAAAAGCAGCAACCAATTAGAAGTAAACAATACAATGGAATTTATCACAAGAGAACTAAATAACGTTCATAGGCGCGTTTTTCATGCTCTGGATAATTCATACAAATTGATTAGACTCAATGTGTATGTAGAACCGAATTTCGTTGAGAAGACAACCGCTAATGAATATATAATGACCGCTTTATTTAGTGTTGAATTATGTTATAATTAAAGAAACGCTTTCAAAAGGTGGTTCTTTAATTATGAAGGATTTAACAGGACTTAAGTTCGGAAGGTTAGTTGTTATTGATTTTAGTCATCGTGATGAGCGAAATTATTATTGGAATTGTAAATGCGATTGTGGTAATGAAAGAAAAGTAAGAGCACAAATGTTGAATAGCGGAAGAACTCAATCGTGCGGTTGTCTAAGGACAGAAAGACGGATAGAAAAAATAACTAAGCATAATAATTCAAAAAAAGGTGATAAAACTCCTGAATATATAGCTTGGTCAGAAATTAAAAGAAGATGTTACAATCAAAATTTTAAACAATTTCCGGATTATGGCGGAAGGGGAGTTATTGTCTGTGACAGGTGGAAAGATAGTTTTGAGAATTTCTTAAAAGATATGGGCGAAAAACCTACTCCTGATCATTCAATAGACCGAATAGATGTAAACGGAAATTACGAACCAACAAATTGCAGATGGGCTGATAGAATATCGCAACAAAGAAACAGACGCGTAAGAAAAGAGAGTTTAACTGGTCACAAAGGCGTAAATTTAATAAAACGATCAGGTAAATATAATGTCAGAATAAGTGTCAATAAAGAGTTAATAATTATCGGCAACTTCGACACTTTAGAAGAAGCTATTGAAGCTAGAAAAAAAGCAGAAAGAAAGTATTGGAAGTCCTCATAATGAGGGCTTTTTGTTTTCATAAAAAAATCATTGTTGAATTAGGAGGTTAATATATGTCATTTTTACTGAACTATGGTTATAAATTTGAAATCGACGTAACGCCAGGCGGGCAAACACCTACCAAGGCTGTCATTGCAAAAGGTATCACGTCAGTTGATCCTGATAATAACGAAGAAACAGAAGAGACATATTACTATGATGGTGGCGGTTCTGCAGAACGTGATGTTACAGGCGGTATGCTCGGTTATGGTTTCGAAGGCCATCGTTTCTATGGAGATGCAGCGCAAGATTATATCTTTAGTTTACTGAATAAATTTGGTCCTGCTCGTAAAACGACATTTACAGTAACAGAGCCAAACGGTGATAAGTGGGAAGGTAAAGCGACAATTTCCGAAATTAAAGCGCCAGGTGGAGACGCGAATGCTAAAGGTGAAATTGAATTTACTATCTCATTCGATGGAACGCCAACATTTACAGAAGCACCTGTAACACCTTAATGAAGAGTCGTTAATACGGCTCTTTTTTCTATTAACTTAAAAGGAGATATGGATATGACACAATTTAAATTTGAATTTGAAAAGACTTATAAGGAAGTTGATGTAGCTGGGAAGCTTTATAAAATCGAGTTTAATGACGATGCAATCGCTAAGTATCAAAAAGAATTGAAAACATTTGATAAAGATTCTAAGGAATTAGCAGCATTAATTACAGATTACGAGAAAGCTACTGACGAAGAAATCGATGCGGTAATGAACAAACAAAAAGAAATGACTAAGCATGTTGTTGAAACTTTCTTAGGTGAAGGCACATTTGAGGAACTGTATGAAAAAGCAGGTAAATCAGTAACGAACCTTATGGGACTTGTGAATTATCTATCTGATCTTTATGTAGAAGAAGCTAAAGGGAAAACGGAGCAAGCGCAAGCTAAGTACTTAAAAAACGTTAAAAAGTAAGGTGAACATTAGTGTTTAAACTTACTGATAGAAATAGAGACATATATGAATGGTCAGGTGTTTCGATTGAACTCAACTTGTCATTTGATAATATTTTGAAGCTTACTGAACTGTTTGATGATCAAGACATCCCAAAGCAGATTAAACCTGTAATAGCTTTGAACATGCTTATTGTCGATAACATGTTACTCACTCATTTAGATGAGAATCAAAAGGAACAATTATTTTTGAATGTATTTAAAGATAAGTTAGGAATCGACTTTTCATCTACTGATAAAAAGAACGAAACATTAAAAGTTAATAATGGTAATGAAAAGAGTTTGCCGGATATACCAGTATTCAACTTCACCATTGATGCAGAGCGAATCTATGCTTCTTTCTTATTCGATTATGGAATTAATCTTTTCGAGCAACAAGGAAAGATGCAGTGGGATGAATTTAAAGCGTTGTTTGATAATTTATCTGAGAAGTCGCCTATGAAAACTGCTATTCATTATAGGACTTGCGAGATCCCTAAGAAAGATAAGAATAACGCAGAAGAAAGAAAACGCATCAAAAAAATGAAAGAACTATACGAATTACCTGAAGCTAAAGCGATTAGAGAAGAGATGGAGTTAGCGGCCTTTCAGAAACGCATGGAAGCACAAAAGAAGCAGGTTGAAAGGCAGGTGAGGTAGATGGCTGATGGACGGGTTGAGATAGACGCGCGGATTAATAACAATAACGTTAGACGAGATGTGCAAAATATCAACCGAGAGTTAAACCGAATCGGCGAAGGTATGCCCAACGTAGCTAGGGATATTGCCGATGAGACAACTGCTCGTTTCGATAGTATGGGAAGACGTATACGTTATGCGTATCGAGGTACTTCTGATGAGGCAAGAAGGATGTATAGAGAGATGGCCAGTGCTCATCGTCAACAATCTATAGCTATGCGCGGGTTAAAAGACGATATGATTGGTGTTGAGTATCAATACTTTCAACTTGCTCGTTCTTCTCAAACATATACAGGAACAACTGCTCAATTTATGAACCAAGTAAGACAATTAGGAGCAGAGCAAAAACGAGTTGCTGATGCGATGATAAATGCCAATAGACTGCAAATGATATCGATGCTACAAACTGCAGGAATGATGGCGAACATGACCACACAAGCTCAAAGGATTAGTCAAAACTATCAACGTATGGCTAATCCTCTTTACAATGTCAATAGGGCAGGGCTTGCGGTTGCTGGTACATTAAACCGCATTGCTAATAATGGTAACGCTGCAGCTTTATCATTACGTTTATTGGGTCCTACAGCTAGCATGAAAGAACTTCTAGATATGCAAATGATGATAAATCAAGGTCTTATGCGATTCCAGATGGTAGCGCTAGGAGCAGCAGTTACCTCTTATTTCCTCTACGGCGCGCTACACAAGGCTAATATGGAAATGAATCCGAAATATGCCGAAGCGTATAACAACATGATAGAGAAACTAACAAAAGCTTTAAAACCAATGCGTGATGCGTTTGCTGCCGTCATGATCCCGATATATAATTTCGTCTCAGCAATGGCTGATTTGATTATTAAATTCAATGAAGCGCATCCGGTTCTAGCTCGATTTATACAAGGGATGATAATGTTAGTTCCACTACTGACTCTGATTTTATCACCACTCGCCATCGGTATCGGGTTATGGGCTGGGATGCAAGCAGCTTGGTCAGCAATTTGGATGTTAATTGGCCCGTTAGTAACAGGTCTAGCCGCAATGAGTGGAACTGTTTGGTTAGTTGCAGCAGCATTAGCTGGTGTATCTGTAGGATTTTCATATGCATATAAACATGTAGAACCATTTCGAAAAGCAATTGATAATTTAGGGAAAACTATAAAAGGTTTTTGGAATTTGGTATTCGGTAACCCGTTAAAAGGACAAGAATTGCTAAAAGCAGTTGGTATTTCAGATGACGTTATACAGGCTGTTAACAAAAATGTAGACAGACTTAAATTTTACCTTAACGGGACTAAAATGTTGATTCAAGCGTTCTCTAAAGAGTTAATGAAAAGAGGGAGTGCTGATAAGGATCTGCTAAGAGCGGCAGGATTATCCGACTCAGCTATTAATGCATTTACAACTGCAGGAGCTAAAATTGGGCATGCTTTAAATTCGATTCGCATGCTAATCGGCGCGTTCACTAAGGAATTATTCAAAGATGGTGGAGCTAAAATCAATTTACTACAAGCTGCAGGTATTTCGGATTCCTCTATTAATATGGTACTGGCTTTTGCGGATAAGATTAGAAATGCTTTTGCTACATTAAGACAGGCGATAGTTAGTGCATTCCAGGGTGATTTTACTCAGCTAACTCAAATATTCGTTAATTTAATCCCGACGATTATTGGAATTATTGTTGGTGGGGTTCCCGGTCTTGTAATAGCAGTTTCAAGATGGTTTATTGCGATGTCTGATGGATTAGCAGGTGGAAGTGCAGGGTTTATATCTAAATTTCAAACGATTTTACAAACTGCGGTTACTCAGATTGTTTCGTTTTTAACAACGCAACTACCTCAGTTTGTTCAAAAGGGTGTTGAAATTCTAACAAGTATTATAAATGGGGTAGTTCAGTCGTTACCGCAACTTGTAACAGCTATAACTACTATCATACAGACACTAGTTAATGGTTTTGCAGTATTACTACCGACGATCCTACAAATTGGCATACAAATCATTCAAGCTCTAATTACTGGGATAGTTCAAATCCTACCTGCTTTAGTGACTTCTGCTGCGCAAATCATTACAACATTAGTAAATGGGATTATTCTTGTACTGCCTACAATAATCCAAACAGGCATTCAGATTTTACAAACTCTTATTCAATCAATAGTTACATTGCTACCTACATTAATAGAGTTGGGTATGAATTTACTAATGACACTGGTAACTGCAATTATTCAAAACTTACCTTTAATCATAGACGCAGGTATGCAAATTATAACGACATTAATGAATGCGATTGTTACGTTACTCCCTCAGATCATTGAAGCGGGAATACAAATATTAATTTCGTTACTGAATGGAATAATGCAAGCTTTACCACAGTTAATAGATGCAGCATTGCAAATCATAACTCAATTCCTTGAAGTGTTAACACAAAACTTACCACAAATCATAGCGATGGGTATGGATATGCTTGTTAAATTAGTTGAGGGTGTAATACAAATGCTTCCTCAAATCGTAGATGCGTGTATACAGATAATCACCAAATTCACGGAAATAATCGTACAAAATCTACCGCAGATTATTGATGCAGGGGTTAAGATTTTAACCGCTTTAATCGATGGTATCATTAAAATTCTTCCGCAATTAGTGGATGCAGCAATTAAATTAATGACCGAATTGTTAAAAGTTCTAATCGATCATTTACCTCAGTTACTTGAGGCGGGTGTACAATTAATCGGCGCTTTAATCGATGGTATTTTGAGTTTGCTTGGCGAAGTGTTCAGTTCAGGAGTGGAAATCGGTGGTGAATTATTAGATTCATTAGGTGATGTAGATTTATTCGAAATCGGTGTAAATATCGTTGAAGGTTTAATAGATGGTATTGGTTCGATGATTGGTTCTGCTGTATCCGCAGCGAAAGATCTCGGTAGTAGTATTTCCGGAGCCGTAAAAGGAATTCTGGACATTCACTCTCCATCCCGTGTAATGAAGGATTTAGGTATTTATACAGGGCAAGGACTTGTAAAAGGTATTCAATCTATGGGGAGTTCGGTATATGGCGCTGCTGGAAAAATGGCTAATACTGTTATGAGTGCATTCGATTCACTTTCTGAAGGAATTGACGTAGGAAGTGTTTCAATCGGAACAGCTACCACAAGTAATAATTCGCTTTTAGGTCAAATAGATAATTTGGCTAGTTTAATCATGCCTAGTATTCGTTCTTCAAATGCTGCGGTTACTTCGAATTCAGGTTCAAACAATAGCGCTGCTCCTTTAAGTGGAGGTAACACGTATAATTTTGAAAGAATGCTTGAAGGTGCTACGTTTATCGTTCGTGAAGAAGCAGATATCAAGAAGCTAGCAGTAGAACTAGGAAAATACGTGAAAGCATCAAGCAGAAGGGTGGGAGAATTGTGAGTTTAACAATAGACGGAAAACATATTAGCGAACTCAATTTACAACTTTTAAGAAATCACCAGAACCCTGCTGCTCCATCTACCAGAGATAACGTCATGACGATACCAGGAATACATGGAGCTTACGATTTTGGAGCTTCATTAGGGGTAAGAGAATTTCGCTTACCTGTTCATTTAAAGTTAAAGGATGAATACGAAACATTATCTTCAGCCGTCAGAAAAGTGATGGCTGTTTTTGTTGATCCGTACGGTAAACCGAAGACAGTAAAGTTGATATTTGATTATGAACCGGATAAATACTACATGGTTCGGTATAGCGGTAATATACCGATTAATCGACTCTTTAGTATGGGTAAGTTTGAATTACCTTTAACAGCTTACGATCCACACGCTTACTCAGTTTTAGAGAGTACTAATGACATAAGATGGCAAGATATGATTCCTTGGATGTCTGATATCCCTATGAGTTATAAAAAGGCATCTTATACAGTTAATAACGCTCAAACTTTGACTTTAGATAATTACGGACCTCAAGTTGTGCGACCTGTAATCGAAATTAGTGGTAGTGCAAGTGATTTAACGTTCACCTTAAATGGTGAGCGTTTTTCTTTGGGGTCTTTTACAAACTCTACGTTTTTAATAGATGCAGAGCGATACGCAGTATTGAAAGATGGACAGAATTTCTTATTCCAATTACAAGGAAACTTAGAAAAATTAGAAATAATGCCAGGCGCTAATGCAATACCAATAGGCGGTTCGAACCTAAATATAAATATTGCATTCAAATACCGCGCTAAATATATATAAGGTGGTGACATTATGGCTGATGCGCCTAAGTTACAAGGTACAGAAAAACTTGGTGAGAGTTATTACAAGATTAATATGGGGATTGATAATGCAAATGAAGCATTAAAAAAATCCTTTAAAGCTGAATCGATTAGTACGGTAGCAACAAATACAGCCACTAATGCTGTTAATAAGGCTGATAATGTACAAAAACAATTAGATACACTTGTTGTGAATGGGGACTCTTCGGTTGAAGCTGCACAAGCTAGAGTGGACGTTCTCGGAATTTCTTCTAAAAGTCTTAAAGAACGACTAGATAAAGCGCAAATTGATTTTTTCAAAAGTGCTACTCAATTAAAATCGTTGAAAGGATTTAAGAAATTCTTCGATAAATTAAACGCTGGTCTTCCGGCTACACTCGTGTTTTTAGGAGATAGCACGACAGAGAAAAATAGTTATGCAACTGTGAATCATGTTGATCGTATAACCACTATGTTAAAAGAAAGATATGGAGACTTGGCCACTGTCATTAACAAAGGAGTTGGCGGTAACACAGCTTTAGACATGTGGGAACGTGTTTATAAAGATGTAGCGAGCAATAAGCCTGATGCAATTGTTGTTTGTGCAGGAATTAACGATTCATCTAAAAGCGTACCACTCTCAGACTCAATGAGTGCATACAGAAATATAATAAGTGGTTTGTTCGCAACTTGTGGTGAAGATACAGATATCCTTTGTCGAACGATGAATATGCAACGAAATATAAATCATGAGTTACATCCAACATTTATCGCATTTAATAACGAATTAAAAAAACTATGTGATGAGTTCGGCGTTGTGTACGCCGATTATTTCTCTTATCAAAAGTCGCTTAATATGACCCAAGAAGAAGCAATGAACTATTATTACGATGCTATTCATCCGAATGACGCAGGTCATGAATTAATATATAACTTTTTAAAGGAATTTTTCGTTCCAGGTTCTCTAAACTACAATCGAATCACCACTTTAAAAGGATTAAATGTTAATCATACAAATGTTGTTACCGATTTTAATTATGGTGATACAAGTGTAGATCCGAATGCCGTTCACTTCCCGAACGGCCGTTTTTTGAATAATCGTGCAGGAATAGGTAAAAAAATCACAGTGAAGTTTTATGGCACAGGAATTTCATTCCATCACACTGTAGCAAACAGTCATGGAATGATTCAAATAAAGATAGACGGTACAGTAATCGAATCAAGTTATGATTTGTACTATTCAAAAGTGTTATGGAATAACGTATACACAAAAAACGGGTTAGCGTTAGGAGATCATGTATTAGAAATTGAAGTGCTTCCACAAAAAAATCCTAGTTCTACAAATTACAATGTTTATATTGGAGCGTTTAGAATACTAGGATCCGCAAGTATTGATACGAAAATTGGGCAACACATGCTTATGTTTGGTTCCAACGTTACAACAACACGTAATAATGCCGGTTTCACTATGCGAGATAAACAAACTGGATTTACAATTCAGGGTGGTTTTGCATCATGTGATAAAGGTGGGTATATCCCTTTACTAGTTCCTTTCGCAAGTGGTTATCACGTAAATATTACTCAAAGTGGCGGTGGCGGTATAGCAAATCCTACTTATGAACCAGTATATTTCACATCATCCGCAGACTATCAATCAGATAAATTTAAACCAAATTGGTCGTCAGCAGATGCTAAAAAGGGAATAAATTGGATGGCATTCGGAATAACCAATTAGGAAGTGATACATTGTGCTAAAACTCTACAACAAACAAATGCATCTCAAGGCGTATCTTGAGAATGCATATAACATAAAGTACAACCCGCCACTCAATGAACTTTGGACGGCGGGTTTTTCATTGCCCTTTACAGATCCAAAGAGAGAAGAAATTGAAACATTTGATTATGTGGAAATATTCGATAATGGTAAGCGTATCGGTATGTTCCGTATTATGGACAGTGAAGAAGAAAGAGAAGTACACGAAAAAATAATAACTTATGATTGCGAGCACGTTTTATCCACACTAATGGATAGCGTGCTTTTTGGTTTGCATCAAAGGGTGAACCTGACCACTCGGCAAAACATCGAATACCTGCTGAGCAAACAGAGAACGCAACATTGGAAACTCGGTCAATGTGACTTCGTTCGCTATTTTCATTACAACTGGGAAAATGAATCTACATTATTAGGCCCTCTATACAGTATTCCGAAGCCTTTTGATGAAAAGTTCCAATGGACTTGGGACGACACCTCCTATCCATGGACGTTAAATCTTGTGCGCTATTCTACTGAGGTCACTGGAGAACTGCGCTTCAGGAAAAATATGAAGGGAATCAAACGTACTGTAGAAGCGAAAGAGGTTATGACAAGGATATATCCTCTTGGTTACGGAGAAGGGGTTAACCAGCTAACAATTAAAGACGTGAATAATGGTGTCCCTTATATAGATGCTCCTGATTTCGTCAGAGAGTTATACGATGGGTTCGATTACATTTGGGTGGACAGACGTTTTAAAGACCCACAATCGTTATATGATTCAGCAAATACGATGTTAATTAAAGCTTGTATGCCAAAAATTACGTATGAGATTGAAGCAGTGGATTACGAGTTAATCGATCCATATAAATTAGAAAAATATGAAACAGGTAAGTTAGTCCGTCTATACGATGAGGACTTTGATATATGGGTTGATTTGCGAGTGATGAATCATTCGAAAGACGATGCTGACGGGAATCCGTTAGATGTGAAATTAACACTGGAGAACAAAGTAACAGATTTAGGGACGATACAAGCAGATATTGAGAAACGGCAGAAGATTAATGAGGTGTACTCTCAAGGGAGTACCAATCTGTTAGCTTACAGCTACAATGATAATGCGGATAGTGAAAACCCTGCTGTTATTAAGTTTTATCTTCCTGAAGACTTGGTGAATATTAACACTCTTACTCTCAATTTTGAAACGGAAGAGTTTCGTTCTTATGGTAAAGCTACAGAAGGTGGTGGCGGGACAACTGTATCAAGCAGCGCGGGCGGTGGTACATTCTCGAGTACGTCTGCTGGTGGAGGAGTATCTAAGAGTACATCAGCGGGCGGGGGTATATTTTCAAGTACGTCGGCGGGGGGCGGTAGTTTCTCGAGCACAAGTTCTGGCGGAGGAAGTTTCTCAAGTACTAGTTCTGGTGGCGGAACGTTTTCGAGTACATCATCTGGTGGCGGAACAGTCACTACTACATCTTCTAAGATTTTTGGAGAGTTGCAGATTGAAACTAGCGCATCAACTGGTGGGAGTTTAGAGGGGCATAGGCATACTACAACCTTCACGGACCAGTTTAACCACCAACACGAAGTTTCGACGCCAAATCATTCACATACATTCCAGGTTAATGATCACTCACATACGGTACAGATTGGAAATCATTCTCATACAGTCCAAATTAATGACCATGTTCATAAAGTAGAAGTAGCACCGCATACGCACGAATTTCAATTAGATCCGCATAAACATGATTTCCAAATGGATGACCACAGTCACACGGTCACTATAGCTCCACATATACACGAAATAAATCACGGTATCTATAAATTGTCGGAAAAACCAACCAAGGTGACCATTAAAGTTGATGGAAATCCTTTACCTATGGATAGCACTTCTGGAGATAATATTGATTTGATTCCGTATCTTTCAAAAGGAGGAGACGGAAAGATAGATAGAGGCAGATGGCATGAGGTAGAGTTACTACCAGACAAACTAGGACGTATAAACGCAAATGTAATTTCCCGATTATTTATAGGTTCAACGATTGGAGGTAACTTCTAAAAATGTTATAATATAACTACAGACTAGCTCGACGGGGCGAAAAGGAAGCATCCTACTTCCCTGTCTGTATTTTTTTTAGGGATAACTAAGGAGGTTATCAATATTGGCGAAAAAGTACGTTCGACTTGTGCAAATTGAAATTGATGGGATTTTAGTAGATGCAAAAGAGTGTACTAAGTGTGGCATTGTTAAAGCACTTGATGAATACAATGCAAAGAAAAACGGTTTGGGTAAAAAGGCTTCTAGATGTAAGCAATGTGACCTTGAATACAGGAAACAAAGAACGCATATAAAAGCTGAATACGATAAACAGTACCGAGAAGAAAATAGAGATAAACTACTTAAAAAGAGTAGAGATCATTATTATGAAAATCGAGAAGTAAATATAATAAGAAGAAGAGAACATTATCAAAAAAACAAAGAACAACATCTTCAAACGTGTCGAGAATGGGTTGAAAATAATAAGGAAAAAGTGCGCGCTTATAGTAGAGAACTCGCAAGAAAAAGACGAAAAGATGAACCTGAATTTAGATTAAAACAAAAGGAAGCATCCCGTAAATATTATCGTAACAATAAAGAAAAATTCACTGAAAAATGGAAAGAATATTACCAGGAAAACAAAGAACATTTAAATAAAAATGGCAGAATTAGATATTATGCTAATTGGGATAAAATGCGAGATAAAAACAAACAGTGGTTTAGGGATAATCCAGAACAAGCTCAAGTTATTCGTATGAGAAGAAGAACGAGAGAATATTTGTTACCGGATGACATTACTTACGAAGAAGTTGAAGAAGTCAAACTGTTCTTTGGTGGTTGTGCTTTAACTGGCGAAAAGCAAGATATCCATCTAGATCATGTTATTCCACTTGCAACAGGTCGTATCGGAGCGGTTCGCGGAAATATCATTCCGTTGAAAAGTAGTTTGAACGAATCTAAGCGAGATAAAAATATATTTGAATGGTTTGAACAAAATAAAGAATATTGGGGATTGTCGCAAGAGAAATTCGATAAGCTAATTGATTATTTATCAAGACAAAATGAAATGTCAGTTGAAAAGTATAGAGAATACGTTTACTGGTGTCATGAAAATCCTGTACAAATGGATATAGATGTTGAAAATAAAATCGTTCAACTATCATTACTATAAAAGAATCCAACTAGGGATTCTTTTTTTATATTCTGTCATGAATAAAAGGAAGGGCGCGATAAAATTTAAGGAAACGGCAGTTGATTAGAAGTCAATAAATTAGATGACGCTAAAGTAAAAAATGAAAAACTAAGAGAAGTGAAATAGCTTCTCTTTTTTATATGGAGGAATGAAGATATGAAGACAATTGAAGTGTATACAAGTAGCGAGAAGTTAGTGGTACAAACAGAAGAATACAATCCTGTATTACTTAATGAGCAATTAAATAATGGGGAAATTACAACAGTACTGATTGGGGATCTTATTAGTGCCCGTCTTGATGTTAAAAGAGTTGTAGTTCCTGTAGAAAATACAGATAACACATCTAAAAAAGTAAAAGTCCTATTAAGAAATGGGCAATCCGTAGAAATTCCTGTAGAAATTGATTTCGATATCAAGTTTTTGAATTCGCAGCTAAACAGCTCTAATGTAACTACAGTTTTAATTGGCCACAATATTTATCAAAAATTCGAGGTGGCGCAAGTTGTTCTAATTAAAGAAGAACCGAAAGATCCTCAACAACCACCTGTAACTGAACCGGAGAAACCGACAGACTCGATCGAACCACCACCAACTGAAGAACCTTCAAAAGGAACTGGTGAAGAAACGGAACTTACAGAGCAGAAATAATTTATTCTTTTTATTTTATCAGGAGGTGTTAATTATATTGAAACGAATTATAGATCCTGTAATTTATGATAAACACGTTAGTTCAGATAATAAGAACCTAGTTAGGGACTTCCTGATTGAAAAGAAATCACAAGGCAAAGCGAAGAGTACTTTAAAGCAATATCGGTGGGACCTAAGAATCATAATGTATTTAATTTATCAGCATTTTGATAATAAAAGAATCACAGAACTAACAAGAAAAGACATTCGTAATCTCTGTATAGTATTTCAAGAAATGGACATGTCTAACGCTCGTGTAAATGGGTTAATGAGCGCATTACGGTCCACACTAGAGTTTTGTGCAGATGACGACGATTATGATTATGAATTTAATATTGGTTCCAGGGTAAAAGGTTTACCGAAAAATCCAGTTAGAGAAATCACATTTTTAAAAGAGGAACAGATTGAATGGTTACTAGATGAATTGGATAAACAGAACCAGATACTTATCGCTGTATACCTTGCTATCTCTTATTACAGTGCAGCAAGAAAGAACGAAGTGCATCAGGTATTAAAAGATGGATTGGCTGAACGATATTATACAAATACCGTTATTGGCAAAAGAAGCAAGAAATTTAGGTTGTATTATAACGAACGTACTAGATTATTAATTTCGAGGTACCTTGAAGATAGAGGAGAAGACAATATTAATCAACTATTTGTAAAGAAATATAGCAATGGCCAAAAAAGAGTAGTTAATAAGAGCGCTTTTAATTACTGGTGTGAAATTTTATCCGGCATGTTGAGTAATAAGGAAGGTAATACAATTTCAATTAATCCTCATGCTTTCCGTCATTCAAGGCTTGATAATCTACGTGAGCAAGGTATACCACTTGAAAAATTAAAGTCACTTGCTAATCACAGTGACGTATCAACAACAGAATCTTATTTATCTGATCGTAGCGAGAATGATATTGCAGATATATTTGGTATGGATGTTAGTTGTTTTAAGTAGGGACACAAAGGTGTCTTTTTTTATTACGTAAAAGGAGGTGAACAATTGGAGCGAGTTCATGATATTTTCAGAAGTCTTAACATAATCGATATTTTTAATACAGCACAATTTAAAGCGGCTTCATTTGTAAGTGGCGGAGTAGGGACATTTTTAAGTCTGGTGTATGGGAAGACTAATCTTATCTGGATTTTTATCTTGATGATGGTAGTCGGTTTAGATTGGATTACAGGAAGCAAAGCTTCCAAGTTAGATGGATCATATTCATCAGCATATGGAGTAGAAGGTATCGCGCGTACCGTGGTGCTTTTTTTATTGCCGTGTTTAGCTCATATGTTTGATATTGCTTTTAAACTACCAGATTTCTTTTTCTTTATGGTAACTGGAGGTTTAACATATCACATTTTTAACAGTTTCACTGCTAATTGCGTTCGCATTGGTTGGGATAGATGGATTCCGACATGGTTGCTGGAAAGCGTAGCAAGTGAAATTGAAGCGAAAATAAAACGTTCTGATACAAGGAAACGGAGGAAATAACGATGCAAGAGAAATTTAAGAATTATGGATTGTGGGTAGCATTATTCGCGCTCTTAGGGATGGTATTAATGGATACTGTCCCTCATTTTAATTTAGGAAGATATCAAGAATATGTAGATATGATTCTATACATTTTGATTGCTGCAGGTGTTGTATCCAATCCTACAGCTGGCAAATGGTTTGCTGATAAACGAAATGAAGGAGCGGATAAATAATGGGTTATATTGTTGATATGTCTAAGTGGAATGGTAGTCCTGATTGGGATACAGCAGCAAAACATCTAGATTTCGTTATTGCTCGAGTACAAGATGGTTCTAACTATGTTGATCCAGTGTACAAATCTTATGTTGCTGCCATGAAATCTCGTAATATCCCTTTTGGAAACTATGCTTTCTGCCGTTTTGTTTCTGAAAATGATGCACGGATAGAAGCTCGTGACTTCTGGAATCGCGGTGACAAGAGCGCTACAGTTTGGGTTGCTGATGTAGAAGTGAAAACAATGAATGATATGAGAGCGGGTGCGCAAGCTTTTATAGATGAATTACGCCGATTAGGTGCTCAAAAAGTTGGTTTATATGTTGGCCATCATATGTATGCTCCATTTGGAATGGCAAATGTAATTGCTGATTTTGTATGGATTCCACGTTATGGTGGGAAGAAACCAGCATATCCATGCGATATTTGGCAATACACTGAAACGGGGAATGTACCTGGTATCGGTAAGTGTGATTTGAATGAGTTAATCGGAAGCAAACCTTTATCGTGGTTTACAGAAGTGAATCAGCCAGAACAAAACGTTTCTAATGGTGGATATCAATATGTTAAATCTGGTGGCTTTGGCGTTTCATTGGTTCCTGAAGTATTAAATGCTATGGCCGAGCGTGGAACCAAAGGACAAGTTATTTCTGATCCATCAACTGGTATAGCATACTTGCAAACGGAAGTGTTGCCTAATGCCGAATTAGATAAAATCACTTGGTGGATGGATACTCGACCAGATGGAAAGTGGTATTACGAGTATATTAAGAAGTAAACAACGAAAGCCGTCCTGTTGGGCGGCTTTTTACTTTAAATCTGATATTTTTCTAACTTCTTTTTCCTTCGCCTTGAATTCTTTCTCGTATTGTTTAAAATCCTCTTTGTCAACATGGAACCTTTCACCAGTTGCAATATTTTTGACTAAATACGTTTTACGATTTCGTTCATTAATTAATCCGTATAAGACCATAAATAAAAGTGATAAACCTATTGTTGGAAGTGCTAAAACTATACATAGTACCAATACAGTTTTCTCTGTTTTACTATCTTCACGTTTTAAAATAAGTTTTTCTCCTGATGCAGCTTCCGATTGCTTCAATTGTTGCATTCTCTGTAACGCTGCAACTGTATCCAGACTCATGGAATCGCCCCCCCTTAAATTAAGTAAATCATACCAATTTTAAAAGGAAAATGTAAGATTATTTTCTAATTACATCCAAAAGTCATCAAAATCCACTTTATATCCTTTTTTCTTCAAAGCTTTAATGATCTTTTGACCATTACTCATTGATGGCTTGTGCTCATTTGACCTTGAAATTCGACTAAGTGTATTTTGATTTACTCCGCTCCATTCCTTCAAATCTGTTTGAGTAATATTATTTCTCCTTAGAAATTTACCAAACCTTGATATTGGTTTCCCCAAGCCGAACAAATTAAACACTCCTATTCTTAAACACTTTGTTACTCACATTTTTACCAAAGCTTAATTTTTTTAAACAAAAGTGTTAATAATGTACAAGCCATCCACAATATGATGTATCAAGGTTGCTACTAAAGTAGCTATCAAACCTATTATCAAAGCAGCTACCAAAGTAAATAGCTTAATTACTATCAAGGTAACTAGTATTTGTACTATCAAAGTAACTATCAAGTTAGCTATCAAAGTAATGCTACCAAGGTATCAGGGCGATAAACCCACGTGCCATCAGGATTTTAAATTCTGTTTATAAAGGGGAGAATACAATGAACATCAAGATGTCATCAGAAGAAACTTGTGAGTATTGTAAATGTCTTTTATCTGA